GTGGCCGAACAGGACTGGGAGGCTGCGAGTATCTGCAAGTCGAAAGCAGCGGAGTTGCGCCGCGGGGCGTGGGTTGCCGGCCAGCGTGCCTCGTTGGCCGCCGATCGACGGCTTCGTATCACTAATCCATCGCGGGACGATCTTGAGCATCCCGGCTCATGCGCCGACTTGTTTGTTGTCCTCCTGTTCGTCGCAGCCATTGCTGGGGCCATCGCGGATCGATTGTTGGTCGCCCTCCCATCTCCGCCCGTCGCATCCCCGGAGGCCGACGCTGATGCCCGATCATGACATGACCGCCAAGCGATTCGTGGGCCTGCAACTAGAGATCGCCATCAAGCTCTATGCCCGCGCCCGTGGCATTTCGATCGACGACGCCCGCGACAACGTGCGTGACGCCGCGCTCATGCAGGCCGAGAATGACGGGCTGATCGAAGACGAGAGCGAGGATGATGATGCATCCTAACCCCGACGCGCCGTCGCCCGTCGCATCCCCGGAGGCCAACGCCGATGAATGATAACCCGACGCACGCTGCCGAATGGACCGACGATTGCCAAGGCAAAAAGGATTTTGACGGCGATTTCGTTAGCGTCTCGACGCGCTATTGGCCCGGATACTACACCGTGTTTAACACGGCTCGTCCCGACTTGGGCCTGCACGAGATCGGCGACAGGCGTCCGTCGGCCCATTCGGCGATCATCATCCGTGTCGGCACAGGAAGCGACATCACGCTCACGGATCGCGATTTCGACGGAGCCACCGAAGAAGAGGTCAAGCGGGCCGTCGAAGCGTGGGTTGACGAGCAGTTTGCGAGGGTCGTCAAGGCGATGAAGGCTGAATTCCCGGAGGAGGTTGGGCGGGGCGGGGATGGGGAGGTGAAGCCGTGAGGGGCTTGATCCTCAGCCTCTGCGACTACACCGGAAACTGGAGCCGTCCCTACGCTGATGCCGGCTACGAGGTCGTCGTGATCGATCTACAGCGCGGCCAGGACGTAAGGCTGGTGCGGCATCAGCCCTGCCCGGTCCAGGGGATTCTCGCCGCGCCGCCCTGCACGGAATTCGCCAGGAGCGGGGCGCGGTGGTGGTCCGAGAAGGGCGAGGATCGGCTTGTGGCCGCGATGTCGGTTGTTGATGCATGCCTTCGCGCCGTGGCGATCTATCGCCCCGAATGGTGGGTTCTCGAAAACCCGGTCGGCCGCCTCAAAGATTATCTCGGGCCGCCCAAGTTCCGCTTCGATCCGTGCGACTTTGGCGACCCATACACGAAGCGGACCTGGCTCTGGGGAAACTTCACGCCGCCCACTCCGATACTCTGCCCCTCGGCTGTCAGTGTGGCGCCGACCGAGGGGAGCAAGATGCACCGCATGAGCGGCCGGGACAAGAACGGCCGGAGTGCGACGCCGCCCGGCTTCGCAAAGGCATTCTTTGAAGCCAATCCTTGACGCTGCGGAGTCCCCCACGCCATGAATCCTGACCCCCGCCCGGCCGAGCCCCTGGACCTAGATGCGATTATCGGCGATGCACAGAAAGCGATGATCGGGTCGCACGCTCGGGATGACGAGATCGAGGCGGCGCGGCGATGCCGCGGCCATGTCCTCCGGCTTGTCGACGAAGTGGAGTCGCTCTTTAACGACAACTGCGCCCAACTCAACGCGATCAACAACAAGGACCGACTCATAGACGAACTGCGCGCCTCGCTGGCCGAGGCCCGGCGGACGACGGTCGAGGGGGTGGATCTGAAGCAGTTTGAGGGGCATACGCCGGGGCCGTGGGAGGTCGATTATGAGCCAGGATGGATCAGTTTGGGCGTCCATGCTGGCGACACAAACATCTGCGATATCGCCGATATGGCCTATAGCATCGATGACTACGATCTGCCCAACGCCCGCCTCATGGCCGCCGCGCCAACCCTTTTGGCCCTGCTCCGCACGCTCCCCGCGGCCGTCGAGCGGCGGGTTCGCGAGGAGATTGCGGGGGAGATTGAGGCAGAAGCCGTTCGCTGGGATAGCTACGCGAACGAGTGGGCGAACAGGATCAACGCTCGCGGGGACGAGCACCGCTGTCGCGTGGTGGCACGGACGTTCCGCAAGTTTGCCGTGGTCTATCTGGCCCGTGCCGGCGATCCCGGGCGCGGGGACGGCGGGGCCGAGGGGAGTGAAGACAGATGAAAACCATTACCGAGGACGTCATGAGCAATCGATTCATCGAAGGGTGGCCCGAGATTTGGTCCTACCTCGTAGGCCGCGCGTGCGAGCGCGACACCGAGGCGCAAAAACTGGTGACCGAGATCAGTGGCCAGCCGTGGGAACTGTCGACACCGCGCGGCCAAGTCGAGGCCCGAATTCGAGCCGGCTCGATCGCCCCGATGGATTGGGAGCCGTGGGCGGCCGAGTTGGATCGACTGGCCGGCGATTCCTATGGGCCGACCGGAGCGATCAAGGGGTGCGGCGCCGAGTGCTGGCGTGAGCACTTCAATGATGGCGATTCGCCAGCCGAGGCGATCCAGGAAGATATGGACAACTTGGACTAAATCCGTCCACACCCCGCCCGTCCCGCCGTCGCGGCGCGGGGACGAACACACAGGAGATATAATCGCATGAACGAGCCGATGACCGCTGATGGAGTGAAATTCGAGGTGGGGATGACGCTGTGGAGCGAGGACGGCGAAGAGTTCCCGGACGTTCTATGGACCGCCGAGAACGACCACTCGCGCGGCCGGTACGCATGGAAGACCGACAGTGAAGGCCAAACGACATCGCGTCTGCCGATCGCCGAGGCTTATACCACCTTAGCCTCTGCCCTCCACGCTTTCCAGTCCCGTCTTTGGGCTGAGCATCGGGCGGCGATCGAGCGGGCGAGTGAGATTTATCCGAGGGCGTGTGAAGCGACGAAGAAGTGGCGGAAGGTGAGCGAACAAGAGGAGAAGTGACTATGTTATTGAATAACGGCAACGCGACCAACTGGACTGCCCAGGGGGCGTACAAGACGCCGACTACGGCCGAAATCATCGCCGCGGTGAAGCGGCTTGTTACCGGCGTGCCCGAGGGGTGGCCCAACGTCTTTGCCTATCGCGGCACGTTCGATGAGTTCAAGGCCGAACTAGTGAGGGTCGGCGTCGAGGTTATGACTAACTGGCCGCATGAGGACGGCCCGCCTCGGCCGCTCCTTTGGATCGAAGGTTACGAGATTCGGCAGATCGGCGAGTTCACCGTCTGCGGTGAGCCGGCGATTCTCGCCCGCATGGACGGCGGGGAACTCCTCATGCTCTCAGCCGCCATTGCGAAGCAAGAGGACAAATTCATGGGTTATCGCATCGACCCGCCGCCACGCAAGATGGCGTGGCCGCACTCGCTGGCACCTTTCTACGCATAAACCACCGTATCACCTCCCATTCGTGGGCGGCGATCCATCGCGGGCATGGGGTTGGAGAGGGGAGGGGAGAACGAGTGGCGACGGGTGGCACGTTCATCAATAAATCTGAGCTGGTCCGCGAACTGTGCGTCGACCGCAAGACGTTGGACCGCAGGATTGCCGACGGATCGTTCCCGCCGCCTCACTCCCGGGTCGGGCCTCGCGTCGCGCTATGGCTTCGCAAGCACTATCAGTTCTACGTCGACAATCGGCGATGGCCTGCCGAGGCTTACTCCCGCGACTCGGGTTCGGCCATCCAGTCTTGATTGTCTGTGTCCGTGAGGTCGAGATAACTCATCGTGGTTTCGATGTGGCTATGCCCGAACCATCGCATTACAACGTAGACAGGTATCGCACGCTTGGTCAGTTGGCCGAGAACGGCCCACCGGCCGAACGTCCGGCGCATGTGGTGATTCGGGGAACTTGGGGCGCGGAGGCCGGCGCGGCGGCAGGCGCGGCGGATGGCTGGGTCGGTCACGCTCACCCGAAGTTTCCGGCCTCTAGCCGAGTGGAGAACGAACGGGCAGTCTTCATTTCGCACGGAAGAGAGCCGAAACAGGAGGTCGTGAGCCGTCTTGGACATTGGCACCGAGTAGCCTCGCCCAGCCTTGTCGAGTTCTGGGCGGACGACGATTGTCCCGAATCCGCGCCCATCCTTCGCCGTCCAGCGGATATCGCGCCATTCCAGCCCACAGAGAGCGGCGATCCTCAGCCCCGATTGCGTCCCGAGCGTGAGGAGATCCCGGAGCCACGGCTTCGTCTTCACGATCAATGCCGCGTATTGCTCGGGAGTCCAGTGCGACCGCTCTTTCCGCTTCTTCCGTTCCTTGGACCAGCCCGGCGCGGTCGTCGGCTTCCAGGGAGAGGCCGGCATCTCGCCGAGCTTGACGGCCCGGGACCACGCCCCCGAGAGAAGTGCCCGCTCTTGATTCACCCGGCCCGGGCTGATGGGCTTCCCGGTTTTCTTGCTGATCTGCGCCGCCCGCCAGTCCAGGAACTTCTGGCAGACGGACGTAGTAATCTGGTCGAGGCGGACGACCTTATTGACGGCGCACCATGCCGCGAGCGTGCGGACAGCCTGGTTGAGTTGGATGATGGACCCGTCCGCGTGCTCGACGGAGAAGGCGATCCGGTAGGTTGCGAGGAAGTCAACGACCGACAGGCTCGGGTCGACCGGGCGATTCGACCGCGCGGCGCGTTCCCGGTCAGCGAAGATCTTGACAGCCGCCTGCGCCTCGGGCGGGATTTTCTTCGGCTCGGGACTGCCGGGCTTCCACCCCGAAATCTTGTGGACCGTCGGCCTCCGCCATCGGTATCCGTCGTGCCACTGGACTCGATATGTGCCACGCTGTTTATCGAAGTGGGGGCCGGATGCCATCTCGGAGCCTCGCTAAATGGACGCGTGGTGGACGCAAGCCCTTTCCGCCAACGGATAAGCGGCGGCTAGCGCCCTAAGTCTATACGCTAAAGGTAGTAAAAATGTCCAGGCGCGCGCGATTCCACTATGGCAAAAATCCAGACTTTTTGCTAGTATGGAGCATCTAAACCTATGGCCCATAAGGGATAGAAAACCGGATAGGGTACATGGTTTAGTTGCGGAACAGAGGGAATATGGGTCAAAAAGGGCACAGAATGGACCCGCCCGTAGGCGCAAGGGGAGACTAATGCGATGGCCGGAACAGTGTACTTCATCCGCTCGCTGACGCCGCCCCGGATCAAGATCGGTTTCACCGCCGCTGATCCGGGCCTCCGTTTCCGCCGGCTCCGGGCCATCAATTCCGGTTCAGTCGAGCCGATCGCGCTAATGTCGGGGCCGAAGTTGCTAGAGACCGAGATCCACACCCGGTTCGCCAGTATCTGGGATCACGGCGAGTGGTTCGAGGCGACGCCGGAGTTAGAGGCGTTCATTGCGGAGGCGGCCACACCTTGGGCGGGCAAGCCGCTGGCGTTCCGACGGAAGCTCCCGGTGGTCAAGCCGCCGAAGGTCGCTCGCCCAGAACCCAGGCCCGTCGCATTGCCGCCAGAGCTCGAACCGGCCCCGCGGACGCCTTCGGTACGGGAGATCCGGGACGAGCAGAGACGGCTCCGCAAGCAGAGGGCTCGCTACGAGGAGAGTGGGGTTGAGCCGAGCGGGGACTTCCTTGTGCTGGCGGCACATTACGGCGTTCCGGTCCGCTCGGAAGACGAGCCACCCAAGCCGCTCCCCGCGAACGGGCGCCGGACCATCGTAGAATTTGAGGAGATCGAGCCACGCGGCGTGATTGAAGTCCTGGAGTGCGGGCACCACGGGAAGAGGCACCGCGGATTCGCCAGTGCCCAGTACTACTCTCCACGGCGCCGGCTCTGCCGCGAGTGTCTAGCCGCAGCCTCGCACGTCGCCTAACCCCCCCCGCCCCTTCCCCGACCCCAGAGGAGCATGAGCGATGACGACCGTCGAGTTGCACATGGCCTTCCTGTGGACGTGCGACGACTGCGGCCGGGACAACTTCGTCCGCGGTGTTACGGTCGCGCCAGAAGCGATCGACCCCGACGAGCTTCCGGGCGACGTGGCCGAGTGGCTTGATGCTGGCGGGGACGGCGGCTGGATGTCGGCCCCGGATCGCGTGACGTGCGAGCACTGCCGGGCCACGTTCGACACGGAACAGCCGTAATCCTTTCCCCGGAGCCCCGCCCATGACTGAATCTGTCGACCCTCAGCCTTTTGAATATCCTTGGCGTCGGATCGTCAGCATGAATCGGCCGCGATTCGGCACGAAGGTGGGCGGCGACGGCATCGTCTTGGTTCGCATGAAGTATGAATGTGGCCATCGCGGCTATGCGTTACCATGGGAAGTCGGCGGCAATTGCCTGCACTGTCCCCGGAGCCCCCACCCATGCCCACCCCCACCATCATCACCGCCCCCTGGCCCCCCGAGACCGTGGAGGCCCTGAACCGCTACCAGGCCGATAGGCAGTTTTACCTGTATACTTGTTGCGAGTGCGGCGCCGCGGTTGTGGCGACCAAGCATGGCTGGCAGTGTCCCCGCGGCGGCGGCATTGTGCAGAAGTGGGCTTATGTGGACTCGCTGGTGCTGGCGGCGGGGAAGGGGGAGGGGAAATGAGCGAGTTTCGGCGAGAGGTGCCGTTCTCGGAGAAGATTCGCCGTATATCCGAGTGGGGCCGGCATGCCCCACCGGCCGAGCGATTCGATATCATGATCCGCGCCGGCCTCATGACTCGCGGAGAGGCTGACGCTGCTCTCGTTCGTCTTGGGCTGCCGCCCGGCCCGGCTCCCAATCGGCCCCTTCCTGGGACTTGTCCGACGTGCGGGCATGTGAATTGGAACGTGGCCGCAAAGGCTTTGGCGTGCGGGCGGGGAGGAGAGAGATGAATGAGGCGAAAAACCATTTCTTCGGAGAACTCTTCCGGCTTGCTGACGCGGGCCACAAAGAGCGAGCGATTGACCTGATCTTCGAGGAGTTTGGCGACCGGCAATGCCGCGGTGAATTCGGGGTGTGCGACCAGATGCTTCGGCGGGCGTACGAGGAGGCTGCCCGGCTTCCACCAGCCCTGTTGGTGGCATTCCTGACAATCACGCTGGCGGCCAGGAGGTCGTTTCCCGCACGGCTGGATTTACTCATGGAAACGAAGCGAATTATCATTGCGGAGTCCGGCGAGTTTGCGGCAAGACAGGTGCTCGCTGGGCTGGAATAGAGATAGTTCCCTCGCCGCGCATCTAGTGGCTACAGCGGATGGATGGGAGTGCTGGTGTGGGTATCGGCAGGACTGGGCGCATGTGGAGGCGGTGGTGATAGGGGAGGGGGAGCGATGATCCGTGAGCCAATAGGCATTATCGCCGCATTGGCAGGCGTCGGTCTGGCCTGCTTCTCTGCGGCTGCCCACTCGCTGCCGATCATGGTGGCGGCCCTGTCGCTTTTCGTGCTCTCGGCGTGGTGCCAGTTGACATCGTATCGGACCAAGCGTTCGCGCGAGGTCCGTTGCCCGGCGTGCGGGCGGGGAGGAGAACAGCCGTGAAGCCGAAGGCGTATCTTGTGACGACTGAGGACCGATCGTACATCATGAGGGCTCCCAGCGAGTCGACAGCGATTGTGCGGGCGTCCCTGGTCGCGGCCCGCGACGGCAAGACGCTGGACCGCGAGTCCTCAACCTGTGTTCGCTCGCCGGCATATGACCGATGGGATGCTCTCGGGGATCAGGTTGCGGTATTCAGCCACCGGACGAGCCCCGGGCCTTCGTCATCCAGGAAACCCGAACCATGACCCCAGGATCTTACGTCCGTTTTAAGATATCGGGCGGCCCGACCATGCTCGTCTGCGACGAGATTGAAGGCGATCCTCCCGACGAGGTGCGATGCTGGTGGATTAGCGAGGGTGGGGAGCCGCTGTTCGCGAGGCTGAGGAAGAAGATCCTTGAGTTGGCGACGACAGAGGGCGAACCGTTCAAACTGAAAGCGTGAATCTCGTGAAAGTAATCTCTCTAGAGGAGAAACGCCGCTTGTGCAGGCTGTTTAATGCCGCCGCGGCAAACTGGAAGGCGTTCGATTGGGCCGTCAACCTGATTTGCAAGACGCTCGGCGTCGACGGCCGAGCGTCATGTGAGCTTGTGGATGCAATTCTTGACGCGGCAACCGGGGGCAAGTCGACTGCTGGCGAATGGATCAAAGAATCTGGTTTTAGGGTCGTCGATCAGCCTCGCCGCCGTGGTCGTCGCCCCAAGTATTCAGCGGAGACGATCGTCCTGCTCGCCAGTGAGGGTCTGACGCACCGCGAGATTGCAGCCCGAGTGGGCTGTACGCACGGAACAGTTGGCCACATCCTTGCGGGGCGGTCTCGGTCTGAGATCACCGGGATTGCTCGCGTTGCCGCCCCCTCCCCACCAGGGTAGAATAGAACTAATCCGCTCATGGCGGAGGTGGACGGCATCAGCCGTTGGGGCCGGCGAGGCTTACCCTTTGCCGGCTTCTTTGTGGCCCAGGTGATGGGGCCGCAGTAAAGTATCTCACGCCGGGCACCTTCGGGCCGTACCGACCCCCTCTGGTGGGCACGGGTGGCCCGAGGCGTTTCCTGGAATCGGCTGTTTTCCAATTTGTGAAAACACGGGCTTTTAGGAAAACTAGCCGGCCCGCTTGCCGCCCTTGCCCAACCGTCTGTCGATCACAACCGGAAGCCCCCGTCCGCTCTCGCCCCCCGCGAACAGCCGGACTTCCTCGCCCGTGTACGGGTCCATCATCAACTCGACTTCCTCGGCCGGGCCTGGCCGCGGGTCAATGATCCGCTCGGGATAGGGCATCGGGTATTCCCGCTCGCCCATCTCGGCCTTCCACGGCTTGATCGGCTTGCCGATATCGTCCCAGACGGGCCGGCTGATGGATCGCTCGACGATCTCCACCCGAATCACGGCCGCCCCATAGGGCGTCAGTGTGACTTGCGGGATCTCTAGCGGCTCGCCGTTGAGCATGACCTGCGGGTCTTTCTCTGACCCGGCCCGGCCGATCGACCAGCCGCAGGCCACCCGATCCCACACTTCGACCAGGCCGAGGGTCAACAGTTCTGCCGCCGTGGCTTCATCGGTGGCCGCGTCGAAGGCTTCGCGCGGCATCGTGGCAAGTTCGTGATCGGTAATGAGTGCGAGCGCCGCAAGGTGCAAGTCTGTTAGCTGCATTGCCCCGGCCCCCTTTGCCCGGTGCTCTCATGATACCGTTCCCGAAATAGGCTGGCGATTTATGTTGCTAAACCCACGGATTCGTGCTTGGCGAATGCGTCGCCGTCCCAAGTCGAATGTGAGACGTGATTTGTCGTTATAGTAGTGATAGAGGCATCGAACGATGCCGCCCATGAAATAGCCAACAATAATGCAGTAGGGTAGAGGCCCACGCTTTCGCGGGGCCGTGACGCGACGCACGCGACGCTCCCGAGGCCGGGCATGACATCAATTGCAAGCCTGATCGGACCGACCGCCGCGCCTGACGAGCGTCCCGCCCCGCGTCGGCGTGGACGTCCCTCGCTGCTCAATGATCCCGACCACGTCGCCAAGCGGGCTTATGCTCTGCACGCACGCCGGGCCGGTGATCCCCTAAAGAAGATCGCCCGCGACCTGAAGGTGTCCCGCGAGTGCCTTCGGCTGTGGTTTCGCGGCATGATCGGGCCGGGTGCTCGGCGATCGGCCTGAGCCATGAACGCCACCATCTTCGTCGTCTCCTGGCTCCTCATGGGCGTCACCTACGCCCTCGGCTGGGTTTTTCCTGACGACTCATGGATGGCCAAACTCAATACGGCCGTGTTCGTCGCAGCCGCCGCCGGCGCGATCATCGACGACGATGTGATGCAGTTTCTCCGCGGCGCCTTCGCCACTATCAGCCAAGACGGCCTGTGGCTCCAGACCCGGACGCCCGTCTTCACATTCGTGCTCGCGGGCCTGTTCGGGGCCTGCTGCCTCCACCTGACCGTCGCCCGAATCCCGGGCCAGCCGATCCCGTGGGCGGCGGTGTCGCGATGGACAGCGATACTCACTTCGGGCTTTATGGCCGGCTGCATCGTGGTCGTGCTGCTCCGCGGCCTCCAAGCTCCCGGCCAAGACTAGTCGCCACCCTCCACCTCCTCATCCATCCCTACCTGATCCTCGCGGCCTCCCCGTGGTTCGTCCGTTGGGTGGCCGCGGTTCTACGGTCGATCACGCCGCCGGAGTAGAACAGTGGCCACGCCTGTTACGCCCGCCAGCCCCAAATGGGGACTGCTCTTGATTATCACGGTGCTCGTCGCCGCGGCGGGCGCCGGCGGATGGTACTGGCATGAGCATCAGCATCCCGCGCCCCCGCCGGGGCCGGTGCCCGCACCGTCCGTGACGATCAGCGGGCCGACCACCGCGAAGGTTGGGCATCACGTCAAGTTGACCATCGCGGCCGACCCCGGCGCGGCGATCGACTGGACCGCACCGACGGGCGACGCCTACGACTTCGAGCCCGAAGCAGATTCCCGTACTGTCCACTTCGTTGCCCGTCAGCCCGGAGACGCGAGCTTCTCTGCGTTGGCGCTGGGCGTGGTGAATGGCAAGCCGGCGATCGCGAAGGGGGCTTATAAGCTCACGGTTGAGCCGGATGGGGTGGTGCCGGTTCCGCCCGCGCCGACGCCCACCGATCCCCTATCTGTGGCTGCCATCGCCGAACTCAAGTCGCACGTTTCGGCGTGGGCCGCGATCAAGGCGCAGCTTGCGGCCGGCACCCTGAAAGCCGCCGACATCCCCGCGGCTCTGGCCAGCCTCAAGACGCCTGCCGCCGCTGCTCTCTCGGCCCTGATCGGCCAGGCAACGGACCAAGGCGCGGCGTTCGGGACGGTCGGTGCGGCCCAAGCGGGGATGCTCAAGTGATGGACTACGAGTCGCTTGGCGGGTGGGTGCATGATCCTGCCGAAGTCGGCAAGGTTCTGACCACGATGGACCGGCCGCTGTTCTCTCAGGCCGCGCCGCACCTGAGCGGATCTGGAACGGACAAGACGGTCCTGCTCTACAAGGCGTTCAAGGATGTGAACGGGGACTACATCCCGTATACCGCCCAGCAGATCGGCGACTGCGTCAGCATGGGGTGGGGCCACGGGACGGACCTCCTCGAATGCGTCCAGATCGCCATCGGCAAGAAAGCCGAAACGCTCAAGCAGACCGCCACGGAAGCCGTTTACGGCATGGCCCGGGTCGACATCGGCGGCGGCGGCATGCGGGGCGATGGTGCGGTCGGGGCATGGGCGGCGAAAGCCGTCAGCACGCTCGGAACTGTGGACCGTGACGTCGTCGGCCCTTACTCCGGCCAGCGGGCCAGGGAATGGGGCCGGTCGGGCGTGCCTGCTGCGATTAAGTCCCAAGCCGGTGCCCACAAGGTCAAGACCGTCTCGCTCGTCTCGACCTACGAGGAGCTAGAGGACGCGCTGGCCAACGGCTACCCCGTGCCAGTGTGTTCCAACCAAGGCTTTGCGCTCACCCGCGACGCGAACGGCTTCTGTCGGCCCCGGGGAGTCTGGGGACACTGCATGCTGATCGTCGGCACGCGGACCGATATCCCCGGCGCGTGCGTCTTCCAGAGTTGGGGGATGGACAGCCCGACCGGCCCGCTCGCCCTCGACCAACCGCCGAACTCGTTTTGGGCCGATCGCCAGACCGTAGCCGACATGCTCGCGATGCAGGACTCGTTTTCGATGTCGAACTTCGACGGATACCCCGGGCAACCTCTGCCCGATCACTGGACCCTCACGGACGCCATCGCGCTATGATCGATCTATTGGCCGCTGCTATTGCCGACTCGCCTCCCGCCATCGTCCGTGCCGCCGAGCCGCCCTCCGTTCCTACTGTCTGTGCCTGCGGCGACGACTGCGGCTGCAACCACAAGGCCCATAAGCAGGCCGCCGACATCACGAAGCTCATCGCTGAGAACAAGCAGTTGAAGGCGGACCTGGCCTTCGCGATTAGCGCGGTCGCCCCCGTGCCGCCCCCGGCCGTCGAACCGCCTCCCACTCCCGTCGAGCCCGTCCGCGGATGGCTTCTTGCCGCGAACGGCGTCCAGGTCTGGGGATGGATGGACGGCGGCGTGATCCGCTACTTTCCGGCGGAGCAGCCGGCACCTGCCGCGCAGCCTGTGCGAGTCTCGGCCCCGTCGTCCTGCTACACGAACGCGAGGGGCCAGCGGGTTTGCCCGCGATGAGCCCGTTCGCATGGCTCTACGCTCAGCTTCTCGCCGCGATCAAGTACCTGCGCGGTCTCGGTCAGCCGCCGGCCGCGCCGACCACTCATCCCCTTATCTCAATCCAACGGGAGTCCTCGACCATGTACCAGCTCACCGATACCGTCACGAAGTCCGCCGATCCTGACGTCGTCAAGACTACGGTCTACGTCGCCCTGAACGGCGCCACGCCGCCCACCGCGATCGACGCGACGGCCGGCGCCGCGAGCTTCAACGCGGCCGTGACCGACGCCTATTCGACGTTCTATATCTACACGAACAAGGCCGGCAAGGAATCGGGGCCGAGCCCCGCGTCGGCTGGTCTCGTGTCGAGTCTGATCGCCGCGCCGGCCGCGCCGACCACGGCCCCGGTTGTGGCTGTTACGGGTGAGACGCCCGACGCGCCGACGAGCTAACGAAATCACCTGCCCACCCTTGACCGCAAGGCATCGGTGGGTATCCGGCATCAGGGAGAGACGGTCTCCATCGGGGCTCATAACTCCGACTCCCCGGGTTCGACTCCCGGCCCTGGTATGAAGGAAGCCGCCTTGATCTCCATCACCCTCGCCCTCCTCCTAAGCCCATCGTCCTACGCCCACGACTGGCGGTCCCCGGACTATCGGGTGAGGGAAGCGGCGACGGTGAGGCTAGAGCGGCTTGGGCCGTACGCTTACCCCATCTGCACCGCACTGAGCCGGCATAGGGATGCCGAGGTCCGCAATCGGGCACTCGGGACGTTCGCCCGGCTGTACGAGGTGAAGCGGCCGCTCGCCTCGGCCGAGTTCCCTCGCTACTCCAGTCTGGTTCGGGCCGTTACGTGGGGCATGCCGACGCGGCTTGCCGGTCGGGTTCAGGCGGCGATGAACGATAGGCTGCGGGATCAGTGGATGGCCTGGGTTGGCCTCGAACAGTACAAGCGGCAGACGCCCGCGCAGGACACGCTGAGCGATCGGGCCTTTGCCCTGTATTTCATGGACTCTCTGGTCTGGCGTAAGCGATTCCCGCCGGCCATTGCTCAGTCGATCGTGAACCGTGCGGCGTGGCTCGAACAGCAAGAGTATCTCGTGAGCCGCTGGCGATCGTTCGACTTTCTGACCGCCGTCAAGAACACCTGCGAATGGATCTGGCCCGGTGAACAGTGAAGGCGTCCGGGATCAACCGGCGATCGAGCCCATGCGACGATGCTGCCGAGCCGTTCTGGCCCTGGCTTAGCCGCCTTCTGATCCGCCCTTGGTGCGTTGCGTGGCGGCTTGTCGTGCTGGCCTTCGGCGATGAGCCCGACCCCTTCGAGCGGGGAGGCGAGGCGTGCGAATCCTCCCCCGCACCCTCACCCGCTGGCCCGCCGAAGACTGGCGGCAGATGAGCGATCAGTACGAGACGGTCGAGATCGACACCTACACGCTTGAAGATGCAGCCTATCGGGCTGCAATGGATGATCTAGCACGGCTCATGCCGAACGACGCCGAGTGGGACATCTTGGCGCGGGAGTTTCCGCCGCCCCAGTCTTGGCATGACGAACAGTGGGAGTTTCCGCCAATGGCCACGTTTCTCGCTACCGTCAAGTCCGACTTCGCCGCCGTCGAGGCCGCTTTGATCGCCAACTCGCCCTGGGAGATCAAGGTCGGCGTCGCGATCTTCGGCGTGCTCGGGGCCGTGCTCCGCGCGGTGTTCGCGGGTGTGGTTGCGGTGGCGAAGTCGCTGTATTCCAGTGCGACGGGGAAGTAATGAAGGACGCGATCGCGTACGCCGTTTTTATCCTCGTTGGCCCGTTCGTGGCTCTCGGCGTCCTCTTCTTTTGCGGTGCCATCGTGTTCATGGTGCTCGGGACATGGTGGGAGATCGGCCGGATCGTCGCGGGCCTGATCCGCGGCGAATCGATTCACGACCTCTGTCCTAGCCGGGAATGGCCATGAACTCCACCGTGCTGCTTTGGGTGGTGCTGCTGGCCATCCCGGCCGTCTTCGCCTGGACGTGGTTCCTGTATCACGAGCCGATCGCCGAGTGGATGGGGAAGAAGTTTACCGACCTATTCCCGAGGAAGTAATGGCCCGCACCGCCCTGGGCCTACTCGCCGGCATCTTCGCGACCGGCCTATTCTTCGTCCTGCTAATCCAAGCCCTCGCGATGGTGTTGTGATGGACCAGCCGCCTGACCACCCAATCGCCAAGCCCCTATCGGCAAAACTGCGCGACGCCGCGAACAAGGGGCTCGACCTGTTCCGGTCCCAGTTCCCGTCTGGCCGTCCGACGTTCGAGGATTTTGGCAAAAGTGCGGCCACGGGGATCGGCCTCGGCTTCTTCGGCTTCGCCCTGCACCTGATCGGCTGGGCCTTCATGGGAGTGTCGAACCTCGACGCTGAGCCGATTAGCCGGTTCGCACTGCTGGCGGTCGGTTGGACGCTGGTGCACTTCGCCTATCTGGTGGCGAGACAGCCGCACGTTCCGCTTTGAGGGAGCCGATCGGATGCGATGGAACAGTGAGTTTCGCGGCCCCTACTTCGGCGACACGCGAGTTCGCGAGGGCTTCCTGTTCTTCCCCGTAACGCTCAACGATGAGACGCGATGGCTTGAATGGGCGCGGTGGGAAGAATTCCTGGACCGCTTCGGCGAAGACTGGACCCCGTGGTGGCATAAGAGCAAGTGGCTGCCCGACGCCAAGCCTGAGCCGATCGACGAACTTCCTGTCTCTTGACCTTCTCGCCGCCGAGACCCCGCCCGATGCACGGCCACGCTTCCCCGCCGCTGGGGCCGCCGCAAATCACGCCCGACGGGACCATGACATCTTCGTGGAATCAAGACAATATTAGTAAGTACGAATATATAACAAAATACGAACAGGATACTGGTTTCATGGTGGTCCGCGAGTACAGCGATCCCTCAACGACGGAAAAGCGTTATCGCGAGTCCGATTCTCGGCTTCGGCTTGTGCGCGATCTTTTTGATCAGATGATTGACGCTCCGCTCTTCCAGCGTCGCCGCACTTCGCAGGACATCTTGGGCATCGCCACCCCCAGCGAGGTACTTGCCGTGGCGATTCCCACTGCCGGGCGTCACATTTACGAGGGCCGATTGCTGGCAGCCGCTTCGTTGCTCGGGCGATACGGCGAGCGGGCATGGCCTGTGCTCCGGGAACTCGCTCGGTCGATGAGGCCGGAATGTGAATGCTTCGTGCCGGTAATCGCCAGGATGGAGACCATTGCTGAGGATGACCGGATTCGAGCACTGACCGATCTGGCGCGCAATCCAGATCCAAGCACGCGAGAGCGCGTCCTGGACGCGATTGACGAATTCGCACCGGAGAAAACCACTGCCGTCCTTGAGGCACTTGCCGATCCGCAGTGGAAGGGCGATCTTGCCTACGACGGAGCCCGCGAACGCCTCGAATCGGTGCGAGCCGTTGAGCGGCCGTGCCAGCCGGGCATGAGGGCAAGTACAGCCCGTCAGAGTGCACCGGATGCAAGAAGAAGCCGCGAATCGGCGACCCGGACTTAGAGAAGGTCAGCACGTCCTACGTGGAGCGTCAGAACCTGACGCAACGGATGTCGAACCGCCGGATGACCCGGCTGACGAATGCGTTCTCAAAGAAGGTCGAGAATCACGAGCACGCGGTCGCGCTCCATTACTTTCATTACAACTTCGTCCGCAAGCACATGACGCTCAAGACGACCCCGGCCGTCGCCGCCGGCATCGCGGCATCGCCATTGACGATGCTTGACCTCGTTAAGATGATCGAAGCTGAAGAAGCCAAGGCCGGCGGAAGGCTGACGGATTACTTGCCGTCGTCAGCCGGCAATTCAAAGTGAACCACTACCGGCAGCGGAACAACCGGCATCGCCTGCCTCAACACCGGCCGCAAATTCATCGGCATCGAACGCGACCCCGGCTACTTCGCCATCGCCGAGAAGCGGATCGCCGAAGCCCGGTCTGCTCAACCGCTGTTCGCCTCCTGACCCGACGAAGGGCCGCCCACGCCATGCACGACCACCCATTCCGCCGACACCTGGACGCCTTCCTGACGCTCCTATTCGGCGGCGCCTCTGCCCAGTCCTACCTCGGCCTGTTCTTTCAATGCGTCATGGCCATCGCCGCTGGTATCTCGGGATACGTGACCCTGAAGCGGTTCTTCTGGGATGCCGTGGACAGGGGGCGACGCGAGTCCGAGAACGCGAAGGATCGGGAGATCGCCAGGCTGAAGGCGGTGCTTGCCGTGGACGGGCCGAAACTCACGGTTGCCGATCCGATGGAAAATACACAAGTGTTGGATGCGGGTAAGGTGGAGAGGGCGGCGGGGCTATAACCAAGAGGAGCGGCAGGGGATGAGCGATCACCAATCGACCTTCGACAAACTCGTCTCGGCTATCCGCGACGAGGTACGGGCCGAGAAGTTCGACGCGGCGGGGCGGATTAAGGTGAGGATGAAGCGGCATTTCGTCTTGGGCTGCACTACCTATGTCGTCCGCTATTCGCCCGAAGGGGCCGAGTCCAACGACGACGATATTGTGGAACAAGGCGAGACTCCGGCTGAGGCTTTAGGCCGGTTTATCATGAATCATCCCGAGTTGTTTCCGATCGAAGTGGACTACTCGGGTTCGTGAGACTTGAGCGTGCGATGTGTCCGAATACGTCACAGATGTCACACCTAGAAAAAAGGGCGATTGGCGATGGAAGTTTCTAGACTACTTGTCTAGGTCTTCATGCGTCAATGAGGCTTGTCTCGCCGCTGGCGTCAATCGTCGCAGGGTCTACAGGCATCGCGAGCGGTTCCCGAAGTTCCGCAAGGCTTGGGACGAGGCGCTGGTCATCGCGACCGAAGCCCTTGAGGCCGAGGCGCGGCTACGGGCTTTCGATCGATCTGACCCGGCGTCCGCCACGCTGATGATCTTTCTCTTGAAAGCCCACAAGCCCGACAAGTATCGGGAGAGCCCGAAGCCTACGCCCAGCCTGGCGAGCGGCGAACTGCCCAAACGCATAGCCATCCTCGGTGCCGATGGAAGACCCACGCAGAACGATTCCGGTTGATATCCGCATAGCAGAAGCGCTAGAAGCCGGGACGCTGCCCAAACAGCTCATGTGCGACAGTCCGGCAGGCTGCATAGCCGCCGAAACGAGGCTGTTCGACCCAACGACTGGCGAACATGTGCCGATTGGCGAATTGCATAGGTGCGGCATCGCGCCGATGGTGGCGACCCTCTATGGGCCTCGGCGAGCGTCGGTGCCCTTTGTCAAGGGCGTGGCGCCGCTCTACCGAGTCACGCTAGAGACCGGCCAGTCATTTCTCGGAACGGCCGACCATCTCATTCTGACGCCGGCCGGGTGGACTCATGTTGGCCGTGTGGACATCGGGGACGCGGCGCTCGCATCGCGGCCCATCCCTCTTCTGTCCAGGCCGGGCGCCGACCTTTCAGAGTCGCCGCAAGATGCTCGGCGTTCGTTGCAAATAGTTCAAGATTGTCGGGGGAGTTGTTCTGGCGGTCATCGTCCTTGTGATGCACGACTTCGGCCGGAAGTAGTAGTCGCCCGATCATCCGCTCCATCACAAGACGGTGCTCCCGGATATATCCGTGCCGGTTTGCTTCGGGATGATCTGGCATCAAGATCAGGACGTACCCAGTCTTGTCGATCATTCGTCCGCCCTTCCATGCCGGGTTATTCTTTCCCGACTGATGGAATGGGGTTCGATCGAATCTGCGACGATCAAGAAAACGACGGACGTCCGAGTGACTACAGCCTATGCGTCTCGCCATTTCCGAAAAGGATAGACCTTCGTTCGCCCATGCGCGAATCTTGTCGGCGTGCTGGTCGCAAATACTCGGCCGACCGCCGACCGACTTCATGCCGGCTGTCTTCAGTGCGTGGCGGACCTGCGCCATTGAACAGCAGGCGTCTGCCGCGATTTCTCCCGTCTTCATGCCCGATTGATGGAGTTCCCGAACCCGCGTTTTCTGCTCTGTGGTCAGGTGTCGCACGCCCTTCGATGACATTGTGGTGTCCTCCTGAATGCAATTCTATCGTGCAGTGGGGACAGATCAAGAGCATCACGTACGAGCGAACTGATTCCTATTATGATTTGACTGTACCTGGGGCTGAGCATTATCTTGCCGAGGGAATCTGGCATCACAATACTGGCAAAACCTACGGAATCCTCCGCGCCCTCCACTGCATCGCCGCCGATTATCCCAATCTTCGCATTCTCATTTGTCGCCAAACCCGCGCGTCCCTCACGGAATCCGTGATGGTGACGTACGAGGCGGAAACGCTGGTCGAGGATGCGGCCCAGTCGATCGCCTATGGTGCCTCACGCCGCACCCGCCAGAGTTACAACTATCCCAACGGCTCGACGATCGTCCTCGGTGGCCTCGACAAGCCAGACCGCATCCTGTCGACCGCCTGGGACATCGTCTACGTCAACGAGTGCGTTGAGGTCCAGGAGGAAGCCTGGGACGCCCTCTGGGGCCGCCTTAACCGCCCCGGCCGCCCCTCGTGGCTCGGCTACCTGATTGGCGACACCAACCCCGGCGACCCGGGCCACTACCTGAAGAAACGGGCCGACGCGGGCGAGATCGGGCGCTGGCAGGTCGATCATAAGGCCAACCCCGCTCTATGGGATGGACGGGACTGGACGCCGGCGGGCAAACAGTATCTTGACTCGCTCGGCCGGCTCAGGGGCACGCGGCGCAAGCGGTTTCTTGAGGGGATTTGGGCGGCGGGCGAGGGTCAGTGGTTTGAGTGCTTTGGGGATGGCAATGTCACAACCGAAGCCGAATTCCATCCCAACTATCACGTCCATCTCGCGGTCGACTCAGGCGTCCATACTGGGGCCGTGTGGTTCCAGGTGCGAGGCGAAGGCGACGCCACCCGAATCACGGTCTTCGGCGATTACTACAGCTACGGTGTCCCGGCCTACGATGCGGCCCGGGCGATCGTGTCGCGGTCTCACGAGTTATGCCGGGGTCGAGTCGACCGCTCCACAACCGACCCAGCCGGCAAGGCAGCGAACGCGGTAGGACCGACGGTGCTCGGCGAGTACGCGCGGGCCGGGTTCAAGCCTGAATCGTGGCCGAGCTTTCCGGGCAGCGTTGCCGATGGCCTTGGCCTCATCAACTCATTCGTGGCGATCGACCCGCCGGCTCTGACCGTTCATCCGCGCTGCACCAAACTTATCGAAGCCTTCGCGAACTACAAGCGGGCGAAGCGGGCGGGGCAGTTCATTGATAGGCCAGAAGATCCTTGCCATCCACATGAAGACCTCTTGGATGCGTTAAGGGGCGGTCTTCAAGACAAGTTCCCGGAAGGACGCAGGCCAGCCTTGAACATTCAGCGTGTTCCAAGGCGATCGGTCATTTGAGGAGCAGCGATGACGAACGAACAGGAAGACGCCATCGAAGCCGCCGTTGCGGACTACGAGGCGAAGTTGGCCAGGCACACCGCGTTACACGAGGCGTTACTGGCGGCCGAGCAGATGGCTAACGACGCGGCGTTCAAGCGGCAGGACGCGGCCCGCAAAGTGGGCGACCTGATTCGAGAGGCCACTGGAGTCGATCTCGTTACGTCGTCGCCTGTCGTCGTGGTCGGCAGGATCGCTTACGGCTACCGAGCTGACCACAGCACGCCCGAGGGCAGCCTGTTCCGCCGCGAGATCGCCTAAGCAGCCGAACCCCATTTCTCACGAAGGAGCTTTAATGGCCACCGAAGCCTTGTGCCTCCGCGAACAAGTGGAATCGCTCGCCACCGAGTACGGCGCGAATTCCGTCCGAGCCGCCCTGGAGATGATCGAAGCCAGAGGCAACGGCGGCCGGGTCGTAACCATCAGCATGGACGCCGATGGTCGGAATGGCGTCATTACGCCCAACTTTGAAATGCCGAAGGATCTAGCCCGGGACGCACTGGCGATCATGGGCCGCATGTCCACTTATCCCGTTTAGCGAGGGAGCCCCGGTGGACCCCGATTTTCTCGCCTGTCTTCAGTCCGAACCGGCCGCAGGCGCCGTGGAACGTCTCGTCCTGAGACGGTTCACCAAGGCCCTCGCTTCTGATCGCGAGTTTATCGCCGCGGTCCAGGCCGACGACTACAGCCCCGAGCGTGGCGTGATCTACAGCGGGGCACGTGGTTCGGGTGAGCTTCTCGGTGCCGTGATGGACGCTCGGGCGATCGTCGTTGGTCGCTCGGCACACGAACCAATCAGTCTCTAGGAGTGCATTCGATGGCCATCCCGAAGAAGCCCAGCAAGTCCAAGCCGCCCACGAAGACGGGCAGCCCGCCGAACCGCAAGTTCGCCCCGAAGGCGCCAGGTGGCGGCAAGACGCCCCCGCCCGACTACCGTCCGAAGAAGGGCTGAGGCAAGAGCGGGACCGCCAGGATCTCGTCGGGTCCGCCAGGGCACGAGACCGCGAAGTACCGCGTGCCGCCCACGGTGATTTCGGGATGAGTTGTGCTCGTGCCAGGCGATCTGTTGCGGATTGCTCTGGCGAGCGATCGCTTCGCCTTGAACGTGGCATTGACTCGCTTCGCCCTCGCGGTTTGGGCCGCACCCATCACCTCCGTGGCGTCCCGCTGCCGACAGCAGGCGACCTCGTAGCGGTCTGCCAGCAACTTGAGATCCGCGTCGTCCATCACTGATTGACTCCTTCGGGCATCGTTCGCCCGCCTCCATTCTACCCAAGTCTGAGCATCCCCTTTGATGCAGTGGCCGAAGAAGAAACCCCGGCTCTACTTCGGCCCCGCGCCCGAACCGGCGGCGGGTGCCGGCGCACTCGGCGACGCCGATGCTGAGGTCGTGCGCCGTCGATCTCCTGAGTGGAACGAGCACCAGCTGCGGTGGCGGTGGCTACTCGATTCGCTGGAGGGTGGCGAGCGATATCGGCAGGCTGTCTACGGATACGACATCCGCGGCCTGCCCGTCCGCAACCTGATCCGGCACAAGCGGGAGTATCCGCTGCCGTCGGATTCGGCCCTGTCCAACGTCTACGCGCTGCCGAATGGCATCGCCAGCGGGGCGCCGGGGGCCGTGGGGTCTGATCCCGCCGCCCTTGCGACTGACGATGACTACGAGCTTCGCCGCGCCCGGACCCCCGTCCCCACGTTCCTTGGCGAGACGATCGAGACGCACGTCTCGCGGATCTTCGCGCGGGAGGTCAACCGGGACGGCCCGCCTGAACTGATCGAGTGGTGGGGCGATGTCGATGGCCGCGGCACATGCATCGACGATTGGATTAGCGATGAGGTCGGTCCGCTGCTTCTAGCACTGGGCCAACTCGATATCTACTTTGACCATCCAAAGGCACCGGACGGCGAGAAGGTCGAGAATCAGGCCGATGTCTTGAGGTTGGGGCTGTCCCGGTGCGTCGCCTCGTACATCCTGCCCGAGAACATGCTCTGGTGGTGTCTGGACGACCGGGGCCGCTACCGCGAGTGTCTGGTGCGGGAGTTCCCGGACGGCGGGGACGCTCCGATGCCGGGCGCACCCATCGCCCCGTCCCACACCTCTCGCGTGTTCTTCCGCCATTGGACGGCTACCGGGTGGACGCTCAGGGATGCGACGGGGCAAGTTCTCGAAACGGGGGCGCATGCGTTCGGTCGCGTGCCGATTGAGCGGATCTTCGACCGACGCAAGCCCCGCTGCAAGAACGTGGGCATGAGCCGGTACGAGGCCATCGCGGAGATCCAGCGCGAGTTCTACAACCGCGACTCCGAGCTTGTGCTGTCCGACTCCCTCCAGGCCCACCCGCTCCTCCAAGGCCCCGAAGACTACTGCACGGCCGATGGCGAGATGCCGATCGGTCCCGGCTTCATGCTCCCCATGAAGAAGACGGGTGCCGGGACGGATCATTCTTACCACGGGTTTGAGTACGTCTGCCCCGACAAGGACGCCGCGGAGTCGATCCGCAAGAATAAGAGCGACCTTCGCGATGAGGCGGATCGGTCCGGCAAGTTGACGAAGCCGGCGGGCAGCGCTGGCACAACGGGTAAGACCGTCGGCCAGTCGGGCGTTTCCAAGTGGATCGACAAGGACGACGGCAACGACCTCCTGGGCAAACTGGCCAAGGTACTGGGGCGCTTCGAGAACACCTGTGCGGACCTTGCCCTTCTCGTGCTGAACGAAGGCCGCGAGTCAGACGTCGAGATTAAGATCGATTATCCGGCTGAGTTCGACCTGTTTAGCCTGGACGAACTGCTGGACGCCACGGCCTCATTCCAGGGGATCGCGGCGAAGTCCGGCATGGCCCCCGAGGTCGAATCCGCTCTCATGCAGGCGATCATTCGCCGGGTTCTTCCCGGTAAAGAAGACGCCGTGTATGCCGCATACGACGCGGAAATCCGGGCGTTGATTGATGCCCGCGCGACCGCCGCCGCCCAGACCGCCGAAGAGACCGCGAACGGCGGACCTGCTATGCAGATGGGCGACACATTCTCAACTGCTGTTGACTGACGGAGCCGCGTGGTTCCGACGACCCCGCGGGTAATCCCGCGTCTATCCAGGATGCCTCACTGATGATTCGCCTCAGCCCCGAAGCGGGCGAGGGTGGTGGTTCGCCCACGCCCGCCCCCGCGCCGACCAATGCGACCCAAGCCATGAACCCGATCCCCGCACCCGCAGCCCCGCAGACCGTGGCCATCCCCGTGGACCAACTCCAGCACTTCCTCGGCCTGGAGCGGAAGCTCGGCGAGATCCGCCAGGCGGAGAACGCCAAGGTGGAGGCTGCGGAGCGGGAGAAGAACCTGGCCCTCGCAAAGAAGGGCGACGTCGAGAAGGCCCTGGAGCAGTCCGAGACCCGGTGGCAGACCAAGCTCGACGAGGCGAACGGCAAGTTCGGCTCGCTGGAGTCCGAGTATTACGGCGAAGTCCTCCAGCGAACGATCGCCGATGGCCTGCCGGCCGAGCGGTTCCACAACGGGTTCATGTTCGCCACGGCGCGGAGCCTGATCGCGCAGTCCCTGGAGATCGCACGCGACACCGCCGGCAATCTGGTGGTCCGCGAGAAGGGCACGTTCCGCCCCGCGAAGGATGTGATCGCCGAGCGTCTAGCCTCGGCCGATTTCGCCCCGTTCCTGAAGCCGGCCACGACAGGCGGCGCGGGCGGTGGCGGCAAGACCCCCGAGCCGGTCAAGCCGGCGGAGACGGAGCAGGGGACTTTCCTGGATCGAGTCCTGGCGGGCGAGAAGATGCGCTCCGCCGCGGTCTCGGCCGGCGGCCATGCCGCCGGAATGGGTGTCGGCCTCAGCGGTCGCTACGCCCATCGCAACTGATCCCTGTTCCGTTCCATCACCACTTCGGCTGAATTGCCGATTCGGAGGCTGAAAAGCCATGTCTGCTGAGCTTCAAGGTATTCTGAATCAGTTCGGCAATTCGGCCGAAATCCGAAACGCCATGACGGCCTACACCGTCAACAGCTACATCAACCGCTGCCCGCTCGTCACCCGGCTCCCCCGGATGCCGATCGGCTCGACCACGTTCAACATCGTGAAGCGGAACTTCCGCAAGCGAACCGCGGTCGTGCAGGCGGGCTTCAACACGTCCGCCACCTCGATCAGCCTAGACGATGCGTCCAGCTTCCAGAACGGCGACGTCCTGTCGACCCCCGAGGGGGAACGGGTCGAGATCACGGCCGATCCCGTGCTGACCACGACCCCGAACACGATCACCGTGCGGCGGTCGGCGGAAGGTACCACGGCGGCATCTGGGTCGACCAGCGACGTCCTTACGCTGATCTCGAACAGCCGTACCGGCGGTGAAATCAATCAGAACGGCGTTGCGTTCAACCCGATCGGCACGCCGCAGTATTGCCAGGTGTGGCAGTTCCCCGTCCAGATCTCGGGCTCGCTGGCGTCGTCCAGCGCGTTCGTGCTGCCGAACGGGGTGCCCGACATCTCGGCGCTGGTCAAGGCGGAAGCCAACCAGAACATGATCGACGACATGGAGAAGTCCAGCTTCTACGGGATCGGTGAGGCGCCGGCTGCCGACATCCTCGGCACCTCCGCCAACGCCCGCCCGAAGCAGAAGGGCCTCAACACCCTGATCGTCACCAACAACACGTCCACGCCGACCAACGCCGGCGCGTACAAGCCGACCGACCTGATCCGCGACACGCTCCAGGCGGCGCGGGGCAACGGCGGCGAGCCCGATATCCTGCTCCTGTCGATGGACTGGATGGGCGGCCTGACCACTTGGGGCCAGCCGGCCCAGCGGATCGACGCCGGCACGAACATCTTCGGCACGCCGATCAACGTGTTCGAGTGCCCGTTCCTCGTCGGCGTCAACCTCGTCTTCTGCTTCCACCTCACCGCCGGCACCGCCGTGGCTCTGACCTCGGACGAGGTCCGCATGCGGATGAAGCGGCAGGAGTACTTCAATCCCCGCGGCGTCCGTGGTGACGCGGTCGAAGGCGACTGGATGGCTGAGGGCGCGGTCGAGCTTGAAAATGAGCAACATCACGCCTTCGTCAGCGGCATCACCGCCTTCTCGGCCACCTGATCGGAGCGATGATGGACCGGAAGAGTTTCCCAGGATTCCCGGCGTACATCGCCGCGGCGGCGGAGCGGCTTTCGCTCTCAACCGCCGCGGCCGAGATCGCCCGGCGTCAACCCGCTATCCACGCCTGCTCCACTCTTGTGGCGCAGGCGATCCATCGGCCCCCGTCCCCGGGCCGCACCGACACGATCAACCATGCCCGCCGTCTCCGCGACGCGCTCCGGCTTGCCTACGAGGCGGCCACGGCGATCGTCGCGGAGATCGACCCGCCTCCGATGCCCGTGCCTGCTCCGTCCGATGAAACCGAGACGGTTCGCGAGCCGGTCATCCCCCTCAATCCCAATTCCCACCGCCACGGGCGGAAGGACCGATAATGGGCGTCGCCATCAACTATGCTCCGCCGGCGCCCCTGACATCGGGCGCCACCTTTTCCCAACTCCAGTCGGGCAGCCTGGCCGGTGTCCTCGACCTTCTGGTCACGGCAAACCCGGCCATCGCTAACCCGACCACGGCCCCGACGGTCTCGACGACGGGCGGCGGCCAGACGCTCTCCAACCCTACCGTCGCGGCCACCGTCAGCACCTCGTCCGGCGCATCGGCTACGTCGCTCGCGTCCGGCACGTACTACGCGACGTACACGTTCATTCACAAGTACGGCGAGACGACAGACGGCACGGCCCACGCTGCACAGAGCACCGTCTTTACCCTCGTCAACGGCACGTCCCAGCCCCGCGTCACGACCCCGGCGATCCCGGCGGGCGCGACCGGGATCAACGTCTACCTGACGGCTGCGAACGGGGCCGCCGGGACGGAAGTGCTCTATGGCACGATCACGTCCGGCACGACGCTTGACCTGATCTCGGCGACGTACGCAGGCCCGACCACGACCGTCCCCGCGACGAACACGACCGCGGGGGGGCTGCCGGCCGGCACCTACTTCGTGTCGTATGCCTGGGACACCGCCGTGGGCCGTACGCTCACGAAGGAAGTCACCAGCTCATTCACCACGTCGTCCGGCAACATCCCCCGCGTGACGCTGCCCACGTTCCCCCCGGGCGTGACGATGGCCCGGATCTACCTCACGGCGGCATCCGGCGCCACGGGGACGGAGACGTTTTACGGCATCTCGACGGCCACGACGTTTGATCTTGCGGTCGCGACGTGGGCGAATGCCCTCAAGGGGTTCCCGGCGACGAACAGCACGGCGCTTTCCGCAATCTCGCCCTACGTCATGAAGGGGCGTCGGGGCCGGATGCAGGATCTCTACACCGCGTTCGTCCAGGAGCTTCACGCCTATCTGTCCGGCTCGCCGATCGAGCAGAACTCGGCCCTGGACAAGCTGGAGCAGTACGACGCGGCGTTTACCGCGGTCGCCCAGGCCGTCCACGATACGGTCAAGCTCTGCTTTGCCAACACCGGCACCATCACCACGACGGCCTCCACCTACCACAGTTCGCCGACGGTGGTCAGGACGTTCCCGTGAGCGATCTCGTCGGACAGGACGGCAAGTCTTACCCCCACAGCGAGCCGATCCCCGGCGTATTCATCCCGGCGGGGCAGGACGTACCGTCGACGCTTCGACGGCTCTTTCCCCTGCCGTTCTACGCGGCACTGTGGGCCAAGCACCCAGAGAAGTTCGGCCCTGCCGAGGAGACCATCCGATGAAGAAGAAACACCCCGGATTCTCGGCCGTCGCCTCCAAGATCGCCCGCAAGGAAGGCATCAGCAAGGCGAAGGCGTCAGCCGAGCTTGCCGCGTCCACGCGCAAGGACAGCAGCAAGGCGAAGAAGGCCAACCCGGACCTGAAGCGGGTTAAGGGGAAGTGAGCGGCATTGTGCCCACTGATTGCAGTCCGTTCGTCCGATAGCAAAGGCCGATCACGTCGCCCTTGTCGTCAAGAAACTCTAGCGTCTCCTCAATCCCGGCGTGCTGGCCCCTCTCTTCGCCGTTGAACCGGATCGACGGCACGTCCGGGATGCCGATCCGGCACAGCCATACGGGATGCTTGCCCGTCCGCGCGGACGTGTAGTAATTCCCGTCGACCGGATCACGCCAGACCCCGAGAGCCCTGTAGTCCTGCGGATCGTTCCGGTAATTGCGGAACTCCATCCGGCAGTCCAGATCGGCCACGCCGCACGTCACCTCGTCGGGGGTGACAACGTTGCCGCGGGACTTGGACATCTTCTCGCGTTTCGGCTCAACCATTACATCTCTCTCCTTGCTTCGGCCGCGTGAAGTTCAGCCAGGAACCGATGATCCTCGGCCCGCTGAGCCAACTGGCGTGCTGCCGCGAAGAGTGCCAATGCGGGCGTTGGGAAAAGCGCGCATCGCTGGCAGTAGACCTTCTCGCCAGCCGAAAGCGACTCGCACCACACGGCCTGATCGCCTGGATGGCCGTTGACCGTCTCGCCTGTCCAGCGATAGTCCAAGACGATCGGGGCCGCGGCGTTGGCCGACAGGTCGCAGCGATAAACGGTCTGCCCTGGTGTGAATTCGATCTTGGGATGCCAGATCATTCGCCAATCCTCCCTCGTCCTCGGTAATTCATGCCGTCATATACGCCACTCACTACATTGTACGCGCAAGACGAAGACCTCGCCGTCCGCGCGGGTGGCGACTTCACCGTCCTCGTGCCGCACGACCAGAAACGGGCTTTTGGCACCGACGGCGTATTCGGTGCGGGCACGTGGGGGCTCACGTCGGCCTCTAACCCCAACTGGACGGCCCGGAGCGTACAGGCCGGGATGATCGTCCAGGTCGAACAACCCAAGCCTGTGTCCGGCGCGCCCCAGTATTCCCCCCGGGAACTCTTCGCCGTCGATCAGGTGGACGTGCCGTCCGGCACGCTGGTGCTCCGCCGCAAGGGCGATGCGTCCGGCGTTGGTGCTCCGCCGAGCGTGGCCGGGACGACCGGCGTTCGGTTCACGATCGCGACCTTTGCTCCCCAAATCGAAGACGTGACCTACGAGCTAAACCGCCGGTTCGGCGTAGACCCCAAGATCCCAGGCCGAACACCCGGCGAGTTCTACGACGTCCGCGAGGTCAATCAGGTCTGCACGCTGACCGTTTTGGAGCGGCAGTACATCGCGGCGGCACGGCAGGCTGACAAGAGCGATGACTTATGGGCGAAGGCAAAGGCGTTCGCAGCCATAAGGGATGAAATACTTGATAGACTTGTAATTCACTGGATGACAGTTTCGGGTTGGGGTGTAACCCCTATTGAGCCAACGACTACTAGATTCTCAACCAGGCTCAGCCGATGAGTGTCGCCTATAACGTCTTCGTCAACGACGGAATGGGCGGCCCAGTAAACTACGGGTCGCCAATCGCCACCATCTCCCCGTCCTCGATCATCACGGCCTCAACCGACGCCTTCCCCACCGACCGCGCCCCGACCGACTTCGGCCCGCTCATGGCTACACTCGCCGCAACCACGTGGACCAGTTCGGCCCTCGCGTTCCCCGGCGACTACACCTTCGCCGTCCGCGCCTTCGACACCGTCACCGGCTACGAAGAACTAAACGTCGACTGCCGCACTCGCCTCATCCTCAACTCATCTGGCCTCGACATCACGGCCCAGCCCAACGCCCCCACGAACGTCTCCGCGATCACCACGGCTAACGGCGGCGTGAGGGTGGACTGGCATTACAGCCCAATTGGCCAGAACGGGGCACCCACGGGCTTTCTCGTCTACATGACGGCCGGCAGCACCCCCGGCTACGGAGGCTCGCCAGTGTCTGTTCCCTACGCTGTGGGCCAGCCCAGTTTCACGACCACATTTGCGGGCCTGACCGACGCCACAACTTATACCGTGAGCGTGCGGGCGACGAACGCGACGGCGACCGAGCCTAACGTCACGGCGTTCGCCACCTTTATTGCGGACGCCACGCCGCCGACGGTGGTTGATGGGCTGACGGCGACGGTGGGGGCGATTGGGCCGTAAGGCCCCCTCAGCCTAGATAGTCCTCGGGCGGCGCCTCCTCGTACGGCCAGAGCTTCTGGAGTGGCCACGTTATCACACCCAGGATCAAGACAAGCCCGCCGAAACCCAGGGCAAGGTAGAGGATCTGTCCGGCCTCCTTGATTCCGGCCACGTCGAGCACGAAGAGCAGGACAGAGCCGGCGGCGAGATTGCGGGCGTCCGAGAGTTTCATGGCGCGGCCACCCCGCACCGAGGCAGCGGCTCCCCTTGGCCGGCTGCAAAGTGGGCCACGGCCTGTCGAGCCGGAAACCACCGCCCCCGCATCGCCATCACCGGCCGCTCGACCAGATGATAACTCGCTAGCGCACAGCCGAAGACCGCCAGCACGTTGAGCGGGAAAACCTGGAGCAACCCGAGCGGCAAGGGGCCGGGTCGGGGCACAAGGAAGAGTTGCTGCCAAAGGTAGAGGCTGTACGAGATCCGCCCGATCCACCGGAGCGGACCCCACTCCAGGGAGCGGCCTACCAGAGTCCCGGGGTGCAGGACCGTGCCCACGAGGACCAGCGGCAGAAGTAGGGCAACCCAAAGCCGGGCCATTGGCATGCCGGGGCCGTAGAGCACAACGAGCATTACGGCCACGAGCCCCCACCACGCCGCGGGGGACAACCAACGGTCCAGCCGGCCACGCCAGCCGGGGTCGGCGACGAGCAGTGCAGCCCAACAGCCGAAGACCAGCCCGTCAAGCCGCGTGTCAGTGCGGAACACGTTGCCGGGGAAGCTTTGTCCGAAGACGCGGGCGGCGATCTGCCAGTGGGAATCGATCCCCCGCCAGACGGCGATCCCCATCCCAAGCCCGAACGCCAGTCGCCTCGCTCGGGGCACTGTGGCGGCCAGCACGAGCAGCGCGGGCCAGATCAGATAGAAATGCTCCTCGACCGCCAGCGACCAGAAGTGCCGGGTGTAGAGGCCGTCCAGGGGCTTCGGCACATAGTTGCGAAGGAACACGAGGCAACTTAGGAACTCGCCTCGCTTGACCGCGAGCATGCCCGCGGCCCCCAAGAGGCCGACCACCGCCAGATAGGCAAAGTAGGGCGGCAGGATGCGGAAGGTCCGGCGGAGGTAGAAGCCGCGGAGGTCGATCCGCCCCGTCTTCGCCCGCTCCGCCAGTAGTCGGGTGCAGATCAGGTAGCCGCTGATCGCGAAGAAGACGTCCACTCCCACGCCCCACTTATCGACGACCGCCGTCAGCGCCGCGTTAGGCGCGTATCCCCGCGGCCCGATCAGCTCGAAATGGGCGTGGTAAGCCATCACGGCCAGGATCGCGACGGCCCGCCAGCCGTCGAGGGTTGGGATGTAGCGGGCGGCGTCGCTGTTCATTCAATGCTCTCCGGTTGACGGCATCGTCGGCCCATCCAGTCTAGCCCAACGAGAACGCCAATGGCCACCCTCGCCACCGAAGTTGATGTCGCGACGTTTCCGCAAACCACCGTTGCCACGGCGCGTTCATCCGGCGGGACGTCGCTCGTCGTCGCGTCGGTGGGCAGCCTGCCGACCCTGAGCGGCTCGAATTACTACCGGCTCACCATTGCCAACGCCACGACCGGCGTTCCCTACGCCCACTTGAAGGCGACCCAGGTCAACAGCGGAACGAACACGTTCACGATCGCCGGCGCCCTCGACGGCTACACCGATCCGACGACGATCAATATCGGCGACAAGGTCTGGATCGCGGTCACTGCCGGCACGATCAACGATATCCAGACGAACCTCGGCCTATGCGCCACCCTGGCCGGCCCGAATACCTTCGCGGGTCCGACGACCCTCAATGGTGGCGTTCAGTTCCACCGCACGGTCGTCACGTCGTCGCCTTACACAGCGCTGGCGACCGACTTCTACATCGGCGTCAACAACGCCGCGACCACCACGATCAATCTGCCGGCCGCGAGCACGGTCCCAGCGGGCCAGGTCTTGGTGATCGCCGACGAGTCGGGCGCCGCGGCGTCGCACCAGATCACGATCACGCCGAATGGCGCCGACACGATCAACGGATCAAACTCGTCAATAGTAATCAAAAGCAACTATGGATTCTGGGGACTCTATAGCAACGGGTCGACCGGATTCTTCATCGAGAAGGCGAGCGTTGCGTCGGTGACGGGTGGCGGCGGTACGGTTTCGCTATCGGCAAATGGGGCGCTTACCCCCGGCATCGTGTCGACCGGCCCCCTCGCCCTCGGCTCCGCCGGCAGCCAAAACATCAACTTCCAGGTCGGCGGATCGACTGTCGCGAATATGCTGTCCACCGGCACCTTCGCGATGACAGGGCTCAGCACGGCCCTCGTCGCCAAGACCGCGAATTACACGCTGACCGATTCGGATAGCACAGTCCTCTGCGACGCGACCAGCGGATCGTTCGCGATTACGCTGATCTCGGCTACGGGGCGATCGGGCCGAATCTACACGATCAAGCGCAAGTCATCCGACGTCTCCGGCAACACGCTCACCATCACAGGCACGATCGACGGCACCGCGAACCCGACGCTGGCCGCGGGCAAGTACATGACAATCCAGACGGACGGGACGCTGTGGTACGCGATCGCGAATAACTGAGCCCATCCCGCCTAGACTCATGCCCGGGAGGGCTCGCCGTGTTCTTCTTCCACCCGCCAGTCTTGAACGTCCGAGGCCGCCAGGTCTACCTGCACGCCTTCCGGCTGGGGCGGCTGGCGTTCTGGGCATCAACCAAGTTCGGCCACCCGATCCACGGCCTTTCGCACCCGCCCTACTTCGGTGGCCCGTGCCGCGACGGCTCGTGGGTTGCCCGGCGGATCTGGTGGCGATTCGGTGTGGTCATTCATTCGGGGACGCCCGCCGCGCCCATTAACGCCGGGGGCAACTGATGCCTAGCATTGGACAGGGCGAAGCTAATCCGCTGCCTCTGCACGGTAGCTTGTGGCTCGACGCGCGGGCCTTCGGTCTCTCGGTGTCGTCGTCGGATATCGGACCGGCTGCCCAGGCCACGCTTGATGCCGCCAAGGTCGCGATCTTGGCTGACACGAGCAGTTTCGGATCTGGCATCGCACCCCGGGCCGTGGTCTTCATCCCCGGCGCCTCGAAGCCGTATACCTGCAAGACCTCGTCATTCGTCGAAGCGAGCGGAATCGAGGTCAAAGGGGAAGGCGAAGGGACACAGATCAACACGCCTTCGGGCGTCGGCCTGCCGATCTTCTATTGCGGAGTCTACCGCAATGATGCGGGACCGCAGCAACCCGGAACGACCTATCGTCCCGACCTGTGGAACAGCGGAACTCCCAAGCTCGATAGCACCGTCGTCACGGCCGCCAATCAGAAGTGGGGATTCCGGTCGAGCCCGTTTACGGACCCAGTGACCGGCTTCGTCTCCACCGGCTTCATCTATTCCCAGGCGTCGTGCTTCTCCCACGGACGCCCGTCGCCCACCGTCACCATCCCGGACAACTGGCGGGAGACGCCGCAGTTCACGGTTGATCTGGCGTGCGAGGGCTTCTCGTCGGGCCAGATGCCGGCCAGTAGCTACGTGTGCGGGGTCGGGTTCGACGGGAACAACACGATCGGGTCTCAACAGGGCGTGTGGGTGCTCCGCACGTCGTCCGCCAACACCTACCAGCTCACCCTGTACACCCAGACGGTGAGGTTCGGCCCCGTCTCCAAAAACGTCTTCACGTTCTCGACCGGGACCGCAACCGGGGTTCAGCGGATCAGCGTTGGCGTCGATTGCACCAACGCTGTCATCACCGCGTATGGCCCGTTCAATGGCGGAAGTAACGTCCAGCTCACGGTCACGCACACCTCGGGCACGTTCACGGCCGGCTGTTTCCCCAGCGAGAACCAGTATTTCCCGTTCACCGTGAATGCCCAGGGCAACGGCCAGTCGGGCGGCGGCAACACCGACTGGGCTCTGTACGGGCTCGCCATCTCGTGTTCGCTCCGTTATGCCAACGTGAGCGGCGCGCAGATCGCCAACCCGCAGTTCAGCATCATTAACCTGATCGGCGGCACCGGGAAGTTGGTCGTGCCCGGTCCCCCGGCTGGTGGCACGTACAACATCACGTACAAGGGAACGACCGTCACCGGCGTCCCCTACAACGCGAATTCAGCCACGCTACAGACCGCGCTTCAGAACGCCGGCATCAACGTGACCGTGACGGCCAGCCAGGTCACCAGTACGCCGGTGGGCTATCAGTACCAACTCACGAACGCGGCCGGGTTCACACTCGACCCCACCCAGGCCAGTTGCGACGGGACGCTCCTGACCGGCCAGGTTATCAACGACAGGTACCGCTACTATCCCGCCCCCGGCGCCTATACGGCGACCCTGGACGACTGGGCGCTGGGCTATTTCGGGTTCACCGAGAACCCCACGGCGACGCCGGCTCCGAGAAACCTGGCCATCAACACGGGCGGCATCGTCCAGCTCGTCTATCAGTGCCCCTCCGTGATCCTCACGGCCCGGCTTCAGACCCTCATCGGTGACAACAAGTTCACCGATCTTGTCCTCGACACGTCCGGCCCTTACGGCGTGCCGCTGGTGCTCGGCGAGTCGTATTCGTGTCACATGGAAGGGTGCTCGTTCCTCGGTGGCATCTACGCCGTCGCCCACATGCCGATCGGGCAGACCACCGCGACGTGGTATCACCGGCTCTACAACTGCACGCTCCAGGCGAACGACGCCGGATACTTCGCCGATTCCGCCCAGGTCACGCTGCGAGACATATTCCTCACCAGCAGTTGCCGGTATGCATTCCGCTTCTGCGGCTGCGTCGTCAACGTGAACGGGGTCCGGGTGAACAACTACGGGCATGACCCGTGCGGCTTCACGGCGACGTACACGAATGACTATGGGAACGGCGGCTCGTTCTCCGACGTCAAGCTGGACCTAGAGGGCGGCTCTGTCGCCAACGCGCTCTTTTATATGGAGCGCGTCTCGGACGACAACAACATCTGCCTGGTCCGCGACATTTACGGAGGGAGTATCGGACAGGCGCCGATCTTCAAGTTGGTCTCGAACAACGGAGCCAACAGCCCAATCGCCTATCTTGACATCGATACGATCGACTGCGGGAACACGGGCGGCATCGTCAACGTCGACGGGGGCAACTGGATCGGGGAAGTCCGCAACTGCGTGACGAATTACGGCCCCTACGTGAGCAACAACCCCTCGGTCGGACGGCCTCGGGTCAAGATCCTCGAAATCCGCTCGATGACCTTCCCCCGCTGGCAGAACTGGTTCAGCGGCACGATCAAACAGATACCACCCGGCCCGGTCGACGGCCAGTTCCAGGAACTCTACGTCGCGAAGGACGGCACGCACGGCTCTTTGACGCCGCCCACATGGAAGGGCCTGCACGCGATCCAGGTAGACCCCAACGCCTCCCTTGCTGCCTACGCAATCGACCACACGGCGATTTCCGCGACGCTCTCAGGCCAGGCGACGTCATGGGGACGGGTGACGGCCAATACCGCCGGCCGAGGCGGCGCCGCGATGCTGTTCGGCCAACCGAACTCCATCTTCGGCTCCACGTTTCTCGGGTCGAGTAGCCAGCTCGTGATCGGCGCGACCGGCGGCACGTTCACCCTCAGTTACGGCGGCCAGACAACGGGCACGATCGCCTTCAATGCCCCGGCCGCGGGCATAGGTTCCGTCCAAACGGCTCTCCAGGCGTTGTCGTCAATCGCGGGCAACAACATGATCGTGGGCGGCGCGAACGGCGGCCCGTACACAATCAGCCCGATCAATACCCTGGTGACCGCGGCTGGCGCGACGAACGGCCTTACGGTCAACGGGTCCGGGCTGACCGGCGGCCCAACCGTCGTCGTGGTCTCGAGCAACCAGGGCAACACGAAGTCATTCACGTTCCAGGGAGTGACCGGCGGCACGTTCACCCTCACGGCCGGCAGCAACACGACCGCGGCCCTTGCCTGGAATGCCAATGGGCCGACGATCCAGGCTGCGATGCTGGCGGCGTCCATCTCGCCGGCCCCGAATCGCACCGTCGCGAACATGGTCCCATCGGCGATACCGGGTGCGTATTACAGCATCAATGTATCCGGCCTGACGATGAACACGACGTCACTGACCGGCGTCCCTTACGCCGCTGTCCAGGTTGACCCCGCCAACCCCTACTCGGTGCCCCAGACTTATTACGCCGCGCTCCAGACGGCGAACGCCGCCGGATTCGACGGCTCGGGCACCGAGCCAATGTCCGGCACCACCGGCTACAACCGGGTCGCGGTCACCAACAATACGACCAACTTCGGCGCGTCCTCGGCGGGCTCGAAGACGTCCGGCGCCGCGATCACATGGCCGACGCTGACGGCACCTATTACGGTCAATGCCATCACATTCATGTCGAGCCCGTCCGCGACGTCGGGGCTGCTGACGCTCCAGCTTGCATCGCCAATCACCTTCACCGCTGGTCAGACACCGACGATCAGCAGCGGCGGCCTGACCATCGTCCACACGCCCTACGCGAGCACAAGCAGTTTCGCGGGCGGCATGACGGATCAGGCGTGGGGGAAGGTTCACGACCTGCTGTTCGGTGGGGTTCCATTTACGGTGCCGGCGACGTGGTACGTGGCCCTGTCGTCGGCGGCCCCGACCCGAAGCTCCACCCTCACGGGCGAACCCAGCGGCAACGGTTACGCCCGCGTGTCGGTCTCAAACGTCGTGGCCAATTGGCTGGCATCGGGCTTCAACAACGAAAACCTCGGCCAGTTCGGCGACGCCAAGAACGCCGCCGCGATCGCCTTTGGCTCGCCAACCGGTTCGTGGAGCGGCCCGCTAATCAAGGCGTCGCTGATGGACGCCTCGTCGAGCGGTCTCTCGTGGTTCGAGGGGTCGCTGCCGAACCCCGTCTCACCCACGACGAGCGGCGCGGCGCCGACGTTCCAGGCCGGTGCGTTCGTCGCGGCGGCGTCTTGACCGTCACTTACGACGACAAGGGGTGACGGCATGCCTGGTTTCGTCCCATCGACCGACGGGGCACCGACGGACTTCTTCCCGACGGATGGGCCGGTATCGCCGTCATTGGCGCCGCCAGTTTCGCTCGTCGCAAGCTCAGGCAATCACGCGGTCGGTCTTACGTGGCCCGCTGCATCCGGCGCAGCCACCTATAACGTCTACCGCGGCACGACCACGGGCGGCGAGTCCGGGACGCCGATCGCCACGGGCGTCACGGTCACAGTCTATTCGGACACGGGCCTGACGAACGGCACAGAGTATTTCTACAAGGTCGCGTCCGTCAGCGGCGGCACGACATCGGCAAAGAGCCCAGAGGCGTCCGCGACGCCCCGCAGCCGCCCCCACTGGTTCCACGGCCTGTCCTATCGCCACCACCGGCGGCACAGGCGGACGCGCTGATTTGCCGGCATCGTTCCATCCCAAAGAGGTGACGGCGTGTCCATCATAATCCCGCGGGCGACGCTCCCCACGAACCCAACGTCGGCCGGGCTCATCCTGGTCCGCGCCAGCGATCGACTCGTGTTCGACTTCACCCCGAACGCATACACGTCGGGCACGCCCACGACGCTCACCACCCCGCTCACCAAGAGCACGAACGCGCCGAGCTTCTATTCGGCCTCGATCACGACGACGGGATGGACGGCCTCAAACCAGTTGACCAATGGGTATCACGACTACCTGTTCTGCGACACGTCCGCCGGCACGCTGCTTTCACAGGTAATCGTTCTCGCATCCCAGACGGTTTATATCCGCGATCAGACCGATCAGGTCGACCCGTTCTTGCTGCTCGGCAACGGCGCCGTTACCGGCACTCCCACGGCCACGAGCATCAGCCTAATTTCCACAAACATGGGCACGACCGCCGGCCTGTACTCGGGGCACCGGCTGTACATTCCGCTCACGGCGGGCGGCTTCCTGCTCACGAACGCTGGCACGCACACCTACTCTGCTGGCGTCCACACATTCACGTTTGCCGTTGCTAATAACGGAACGCCCACAACCGGAGTGGACGTCGCAAGCGTCGTGGGCCTCTGATCGATCACACCTGAACCGAGGGGCGCACGCCCATGCCAACGACCACTGCCTATGACTCCACGACGAATGACCTGGCCCTGGGGAATCTTACGCCCGGCACCGACCAAGTCGGAATCATTCTCGTCAACGGCTACACCCCCAACTTTGTCACCCACGCCAAGCGATCCGACATCACTGGCGAGGTTGTCGGCACGGGCTACACGGCGGGCGGCCAGACTCTCTCGGGAATCACACTGACGCTTGATACGAGCAACAACTGGACGCTCTGCACGGCGACCAATCCTGTGTGGAGTGGGGCAACGCTCGTGGCGACGGGAGCGGTGTTCTTCAAGGCAAGGGGCGGAGCCGCCAGCGCCGACAATCTGTACGGATACATGGATTTCGGCGGATCGGTCACGAGCACCGCTGCTCCCTTCACGGTTACGAGTGTCGCCACTGTCGGATGGTTCAAGATCTCCAAGGCTTGACCGCGGCCGTGGCTCGTCACGCACCCGCCTAGCCTTCGGGGTCTCCCATGCCCATTCAGTTGGTCGACCCCGGCCTGTGGCTCTTATTCTCCAGCCCATCCACCGGGGCCGGTAACGCTTTCGGAAGCTGCCCAACGGTCACGCTGGGCGTGCCGGCCGGGACCGCGACGGGTGCGGCTAAGGCAGCCGAGGCCGGACGACTCTCGACACCGGCCGTATTCGGCCCATCGACCGACGCCGCGCCGACGGACTTCCTGCCAACAGACGGCCCACTCTCGGGCGGCGTGACCACGTCGATTGGGGTCACCCTCTCGGCGATTGTTGGTACGGCGACCGGCGGCAGTGCATCGCCCGGTAATGCGGTCGGAATCGCGATAACGGTCACGCTCTCGTCGCAGGCCGGCACTGCGACCGGAGCGGCGACGGCGGTTGGCATTCCGATCGCGGTCAGGCTATCCGCGATTCCTGGCCATGCGACCGGCGCTGCCGTTGCTGCCGGGACTCCAGCGGGCGTGATGCTCGCTGCTGTTCCGGGAACGGCCGCGGGCGGCTCGGCCCCCGTCATCCCCGATGACGTCTGGATCGTCTCCCGCGGCAAGTTCCGCCTCGAAATCCAGGCCAAGGGCGAAGACCCAGCAGACCGACACCGCCTGATCTCCAGCCTATGCGCGGTCGCAAAGAACGCGATCAACGGGCAATCGCTAGGCAACCTCACGTTCCCGATGCTCACTCTCTTGAGGCGAGAGGGAAAGCCGACGATCGCCCCCCCTTACGCAATCCAGTTCATGGACGGCGAGTGGGAACTACTCATCAAGGGGTTCGGCGGCTTCGACCCCGCAACCGAGCACGCCATCTACGAGGACGTTCGGGCACGCCTCGACGCCACGGGCAGCTTCAGTGCCGTCATCGGCTACGAGGAAGAGGGGCCGGCTTCGTCCGAGTGGGAATCAATGGTGCGCGTCGAGCCTGGCGAAGTGAACGATATCGACGATTCAGATCAATAACCAATCAGAGGGATAATTACCCATGAGCGCAACGCTTCGCAGTCTAAATTGGACGTCCGTCACGTGGACGCCCAGCGGTTCGCCCGTGGTCCTGACCGGCGTGCAGTCGGTCGCGTTCGATACCGGCGGCTCACTCCTGCCGTTCTCTGGCGACGGCGATCGGGCCGTGACGACGCTCGTCAACGACTTCTTTGACCCGTCCTGCACCATCACCTTCGCGAACGTCAACGCGGCGTCTTCGCTCGTGATCGGGCAGACCGGCACGCTTACGGCCACGCTCAACGACGCCAAGAACAAGGCGGCCACCGGCGGCGGCGCCCTGATCTACACGCTGTCGAACGCCATGATTGAGAACGTGCCCCAGTCCGGCTCGCACCGTCAGTACGGCAGCGCCAGCGTGTCGATCAAGAGCTTTTCGACTGACGGCGCCACCAACCAGCTTTCCATCGCCGCCGCCTAACCCGGAGCCCCACCGATGCCCGACGAACCCAAGTATCACGCCGCGCTGCTGCCCCCGGGTTACGGCGCGAAGAAGGCCGGGCCGAACGGCCATGCGCTGCTCGCGATCAAAAAGGAGTTCGCGCCGATCTTCGGTAGCAAGCTCGTCCACGCCCGCCACTACGGCGAACAGACGCTCATCTCTGGCGATCCTGCTGATACCGTGCTCGATCGCAACAAGCAGGAGCGGTATCACTGGACCGAGCGTGAGGATGGCGTACTGATGGGTACATTGATTGTCCAGACGGAGGACCAGTCGTGATCGACGAGAAGGCGCGTAGGCTGCCGGGGTTCAATGAGGACGAATCGGTCCCGGTGGCGTTCGGGGATGGGCAGGAGTGGTATTTGCCGAGGCCGACGGTGGACGTGTTCGCCTCGTTCGCGACCACCCCACCCACCGAGGTCACATCGTCCAGCTTCGGGGCCGACTTCGATGCGATGGTCAAGGCCGTTTCCGCATCGGACGACGGGTTTTTCCCGGCGGTCGCGGCGCTGGCGGCCGATCTGCTCAGGCGGAATTACGACCTATCAGACGCCGAGCTTTCGGGCCTACTCCGCTACAAGCGGGGCGACAAAGAGAGTAGCGACTGGATCGGCGAAGTCCTGGCCGTGGCGAATGGGAACGGCGCCCCAAAAGCTTAGGCCGGTGGCTCCGGCTGGCCCTTATCAAGCTGCGGATCACCGGCCCACTCGATCGTGCCGACGCATGGGATCTCGCGTGGTGGGGCGTTAAGTCGGGCGAAGTTCCTGATCCGCGGAAGTGGTGTGCCGCCCTCGCCGCCGAAGCTGAGAGAAGCGGTGCTCTTGGACTTGCCCAAGGATTCTGACCGATGGCTGACCCGCTGATTATCCAGATCAAGGGCGATAACGCCCCCTGGCGCCAAGCCATCTCGCAGACCCAACAGGGCGCGAAGACGACGGCTGACGTTCAGGTGCGGGAGGCAACACGCGCGGCGAAAGAGATCGCCAAGCAGGCCAAGGCGGCAGCGGATTTTCAGTGGAAGGAATCGCTCCGGGCAGCCCGGGAGTCGGCCAAGGCGTTCGACCAGATCGGCAAGGAAGCGAACAAGTCGAGGCTGGCGAGCGAGAAGGCTGCGAAGTCGGCGGCGGACGCTTTCGCCCGGGAATCCCGGCGCACCGAGAAGGATGCACAGAGGCAGTCCGCCACGCAGATCATGGAATTGAAGCGGTGGGAGCGGTCGAACGTCATTAGTCTGGGGACGGTCCAGGCGGCGGGGATCAAGTATCAGAACCGACTCCAGGAAGATGCTCGCAAGACTGCGAACGAGCAAACCAGGGCAGCGGCGAAGGCGGCGCGGGCCTACAAAGAAACATTCTCGGTCGGCGGATTCGCAGCCGGCCAATTCAAGGACGTTCTGGGCAGTGTTGCGGGCCAATTGACGCTCATCAACATCGGGCAGTCCGCCATCAGCGGCGGGATGGCTGAGTACGAGCGGTACTGGCAGAGGGTCAACGATCGCGTCAGGGAAGGCGTCAACCTGATGCACGAGTACGTCGCCGCTTCGCCGGAGCTGGCGGCGCTGAACAACCGCCCGGGGGCGAACGCCGCACAGGCTAAGGCCACCCTCGGACTACGCCGCCAGACGCTCCAGACCTTGCCCGAAGCGGTCCAGTTTGAACAGGGGATGATGAACCTCGGCCAGACCGAGCGTGGCACGAAGATCGCCGAACCCGAGTGGCAAAAGCTTCTGGTCGGCGCGGGGAGTCTCCAACCGGCCCTCGGCGTCGACCCGCGGACGCTAGGCGAGTTCGCCGGCATGATGCCGAGCCTGACCGGCAAGGCACAGACGACCGCCGACGAGGCCATGTCAGGCATCGGCAAGGGATACAACCTGATCCAAGCCGGCGGAAGCGACTTCGGTTCCGGCCTGCGCCAGTTCATGGCCCAATCCATCTACACAAAGCAGGGCGTCTACAAGGACTTCGCCGACCAGTTGATGACGCAGTCGATCTTCTCGAAAGAGAAGCCGTTACAGGCCGGAGAGATGACGGAGCAGTTTATCCGTGCGACCGCGGGGTCGACGGGGAAGCTCCGCGGAGCGAAGGTCGACGGGGAACACGAGAAGATCGCTGAGTATTACAAGCGGATCGGCGTCAACAACCAGATGGACCCGAATCAAATCGGGCTCAAGATCGCGGCCGATTTCAAGACCCAGCAAGGTATAGAGGCCCAGGCGGGCCGCACGTTCAATCCCCTCGACTATCTCGTGCATCGCGGGTTCGGCAATCAAGAGGACCGGACGGCGATCATGACGTTCGCCAATGCCGCGAATAACGGCATGCTCGGCCAGTTCGAGGCGATCAAGAACGCTCCATCGAGCGCCGAAGGTCTCAATCAGATGGTCGCCGCCTTCCAGGGGGGCGACGCTAATGCGACCGAGCGTGGCGCCAATCTCGCCGAAGAACAGAAGACCCTCGGGCGTGGCAATGCGATCGGCCGCGACCTCGCGCGGACGGCATGGGCTCAGTACGCCGCGCGGGAAAAGATCAATTCCACATTCGAGGAAGTCAGCGGCGAGAAAGGTTTCTGGCAGATCCCCTACGGTGGGTCCGGCATGCTTACACAGGCCGTCGCCGAGATGGCGTCTGGCCGGCTCCAGAGGGCCGGGATGTCGCCGGCGAACGCGGGCAACATTGCCGAGCAATTCTGGAACCCTTGGGACCCCGAGGGCAGCCAGAACGCCGTTGCACGAATGGCTGCGGCAACGGCTGGGGCCAACGGGAACAGCGCGCAGCCGGTCGGCCCAAACTCTGCCGCGATAGGCGCCGACCGAAATCTTGACGTGTTGATCCGCATTCAACAGGGCATCGACGCCCTCGTGAAGCAGGCGGGGCGACCGGGGATTCCCCCACCCGTGGGCGCCCGCGGGCCGGCGCCGCCTGATATGCGGCCCTAGAGCCCCGCTACGATATCGCTATGGAGTTTCTTGCGGGCCTCGTAGCGGTTAATCCCGGCCGCGAACAGGTCGGTCATCTTCATGATGTATCCGTTGGCATCGAAGGTCCGCGCCCCCGCCCGCTGCTTCCGGCAATCGAGGGCCGCCAACAGCTCGAAGCAGACCTCCTCGGCCGAGAAGTCAATGTGACGGCCCTTCATGATGCCCGAGGCCGTCGCGCAGAGCCGGAAAGCCTCGTCCTCGGTCCGTCCGATCTGTTGACCCAGGATCTCATACGGGGCACCCGCGGCCTCCACTTTGGCGGGCTCCGCCGTCTTCTCGCTCCCTCGATCCAGAAAGAACCCGCACGACACCCCCACGACCATCCCAGCCGTGAAACTCAGTGCGACCGTCCGGCCGTCGATTCGCATTGGTCCCATGACTCCACGCTAACCGGACTTGGCAGCCAGGACAAGATGGGCGAACCGGAGCCACCAATGGACGTCAGCACCGTCACCCGCTGCCTGATCTACGGAACCGCAATCCTCTGGGCTGTCTATGACCTTGCCGTGCTACTTGCCTTCGGCCCCCGCGCGACGATCAGCGTGGCTCTCTACGAGGACAGCCGGCGGTTTCCGGTCATCGCCATCGTGATCGGGCTGGTCGTTGGCCACGTGTTCTGGCCGGTATGGGGCGATCAATGAGCGATTCCAACTATGCCGCCTTCGCTGCGTCGCTCGACCGCCTGGCCGACGTGCTCGATTTCGAGCGTGACGGGCTCGGACAGCGAATCCTTGACGAACAGGCCCAGCGGATCGCGGACCGCATGGCGAGCGGCCAGGGGACGAAGGGGAAGCTCAAGGCGAACCGAGGCGAGTACGGGGAGCGGAAGCGGGCCAAAGGGCTCGGCGTGGGCGTCGGGCTGAAATCGTCCGACGATCCACTCCTGAGTATCGAGAACATCCGCGGCGATCAGGTCGTGACGCACGACTCGGCGTCCATGAAGCCGGGCAAGAGCGACCTGGCCTACCGCAAGGCTCAATGGCTGGCCAACGGATCTGACGGAACCGAGGGCGAGCGGTCCGGGGCCGAGAATCAGCCGGAGCGGCCCTGGTACGGCATGACCAAGGACGATGCCAAAGACATCCGCGACGAGTGCGGCAAGGCCGTGGCGACCCACCTGCGAGGCCACTGATGCCAAGTTACGGCGGCGCGCCAATTTTCGGTTTCGCCGTCACGATGGCGACCGGCGATTACGAACTCAGGCGCCAGGAAAACGAGTTCCCCGGCATCTCGGGCGTCGAATCGCTAACCCTCGGCGCATCCGGTCTCTTCACGGAAGTTGACGGGACGTTGGCCGGCAGCGGCTCGGCCGGACTCGCGGCGGCCGAGGGTACGTTCCGTTCGTACAAGGACGGCGTGGCCCGCGTGCTGGTCGACAACTACGGCGAGTCGTGGGGCAACGTCGTGCTAGACACCTTTCAGCCACAGGGGCGGGTCAAGCAAGATCCGGGCGGCAACTTCTTTCGGTCGTACAAGAGTCGCTTCCGCCACCTCACTAGTCAGTAGTTAGAACCCCGGCACCTCCCCCTTCGCCACCCCGTGCGCCTTCCGCCCCTGGTTAATAACGCGAATCTGCTCCGGCGTCAGTGGCGACCACGGCCGGATGATGAACCCGTTCGCATCCACGACCGGATCGGCGGGGGCCGGGGACACGACGGAAGTTTCCTTACCCTTCGGCTCACAGGCGAAGGCGATACAGCCGGTAGCGACAAGGAAAAGCAGGGCGGCTTTCAGGGTACGCACGGGGCAGCTCCGGGATTGCAGCGCCGGGAATCGGCACGGCTCAACTAGGTATATGGACAAGAACCGGCGCAAGCCGGACAAGTCGATTCCCCAACCGGCGAGTTGAAGCGGGGCATCAATGTCGACGCTGACGCTCAGCTACACGTTCCCGTCAAGTGCGCAGGGCTGGTCCTGGACCTCGACGACCGGCGGAACATACCTCACCGCGGGGTGGACCGGATCGGATGGCAATCCCGCGGGCTGCCTCGCCGTCGTCCAGTCGGGAGCCGCAATCTCCGAATCGGACGGCCGATGGTCGCTCGGGGGCACCTGGGAAAGTTTCGGCGTCCCGGCGTTCTCGACAATCACCCAGGTACAGATAACCAATATTGACGAAGAGGGAACTTCGCTCGTGGCGGGTGGGGCGGCTGGTCCCTATGAGTTGTCGGACGGCTCGACGTCCCAGGCGACCATCCTGGCATCGAACGGATTTGACCCAGGCACAACAGCGTGGGCTTCCCGGTCGGGATCGGCCGTAGCGGTTCCGACGGGGCTGCAACCGTCGTCCTCGACTATCGCGTTCTGGCTGCTGAACTCGCTCGGCGCCCCCGGGAACGGTGGGGGAACGGTCAGCCTCGACAATCTTTCCATCAAGATCACCTATACCACGGGGGGGCCGCCAGCCTCCCCCCGCGTCATGGTCGCAACGTCGTCTGTCGCCCAAACGATGCGATGGCTCGACTGAGCCTCAGTCCGCGCGAAGCGCTGGGCCAATCTTTCGCAGTTCTCCTTCTCTCGCCGGAAACCTCCGGGGTCGTCCTCCGTCCCTTACCGCATCCTCTTCGCAGACATATGAGGGGAAGAGATTCGCGGAGATGACGGTCCCCGTGAGCCCGTGGAACCAATAGCCTGCCGCGTCCGCTTCGACGCGATCTCCCGGCTTGAATGGTAGGTCAATGGCGCGATGGTTCCACGCCACCCCGTTCTCGGATGTCGTCTTGCCCCGCGGCCCACTGGCACCGCACGAGCCGCACGACACGTGCATCACGGTCCCCAAGTCGGGCACCTCGTAGCCAGAGGCCGCTCCGCAGAACGGGCACGGCTTCAACGCTTCACTCATCGTCTTCGCCCCCTCGTTCGTGATGTCTACCGACATCTTAACCCAACCCTGAACCGGCGCGACCGCCGGCCGTTCTTCGTCCGTCCCAACCACCGGAGTTTCAGCACATGGCCGGCGTCCTTTTTCACGTCAACAGCGGCGAGGTCAGTCTTTCCGCCTCGACCGCAAAGACCGTCCTCCAGATCAAATCCGCGACAAACCAACGGGTGAAGATCAAGCACATCCGCATCCTCGGCAAGCAACCCGCCGGAGGCACGGACACCCCGATCAAGGTCCGATTGACCCGCTCCACGGGCAGCTTCGGCACGGGGAGCGCCGCGACCCTCGCGAAGAACGACCCGAGCGATTCCGAAACGCTCCAGACGACGGCCAACGCCGCCTTCACGGTCGAGCCAACCACCCCGACCGACGGCGGCCTCTGGTGGGAAGTGCCGCCCCAGAGCGGTATCGAGGAGTTCCTGCCGTTCGGCGACGAGATCCGCATCCCGGGCGGGGCCTCGGTCAACTTCGAGTGCACGTCACCCGGAACGCCCACGCTGATGATCGAAGTGTCCGGCGAAGAGTAACCCAGGAGCCCCGCCATGCTCGCCATGATCCGCCCGGTCGGCCGGGGCCGGCGCGCGGGCATGACCGCGGGGCCTCCGGCGGCACGACCCGCCCCCTCCGTCAAACTCTACGGCATGCAGGCGCGGCCGCTCCCCAGCCGGGGTGTGGCCCGCGTCCTGCCGATGCCCGTTATCAAGGTCGTCGCTCGGACATCTACGCCGCTCGTGCGTCCGACGTCGGCCCGTCCCGAGCTAGTCGAGCCCCGCGGCCGCGCCATAGTCCTGCCGCTCCCGGCCCGGAAGCGTGCTGCACCACACGTCCGCGTGGTGCTCGCGCCGCCGGCGCCGAGGTTCCGCGGGGCGTCCGGCTTCATCGCGGCTCCGTCGCGGACGATGGTCAAGCGGTCCTCGCCGCCCGTCGTCCGCCCGGCGGTGTCACGTCCAGAAACGATCATCCCCCGCGGCCGCGCGTCGGTTCTGCCGACGCCGACGATCCGCAACATTATCCCGCCCGGCCCGACGCCCACGGTGGTTCGCCAGGCGGTTGCGACGCGGGATCTCCGGCAGCCGCAGGGCCGAGCGGTCATCCTGCCGCTACCCAAGCGGGCCATTGTCGCCCGGACGTCCACGCCGTTCATTCGCCCGCTCTCAATCCCGCCGCCGCCACCCAATGGCCGCGCCCGCGTCATTCCGTTCACGATTCCGGTCACGCTGCCGTTCAATCCGGCACTCGCCACCGACATCCGCCTCGCGATCGACGATGCCGCCGATCTCGTGATTTCCTGGACCTCATTGGCCCCACCCGGAACCGCGTTCCAGGTCTACATCAACGGTGCCCTCGCGTGGAAGGGATTCGCAACCTTCTGCATCGTCCCAGCCCCGCTCACCCTGGCATACATCGTTGTCGGCGCGGTGCTGCCCGACAGTTACGCCACGGGGTTCGCCGGTAGCCTGCCATTACCCCCGGGCGGGGGTGAACACGTCACCCTGAACTGGCTGGGTGGGACGTACCTCGACCCCGACATTCAGGGCTTCCACGTCTACGGCAGCGATTCGCCGGGCGGCTCGGTCGACACAACGAAGGTACTGGCGACGATTCCGGCCTACCCCACGGGGGTCGTGGACGGGTTTGGGGTCGGCGGGTTCGGGCAGGGCGGGTTTGGACTGGCTGCGTCCAGCTATTCGTGGACCAGTGGGCCACTGAGCAGCGGGACTTGGACCTTCGAGGTAACGAGCGTCGATGCCGCCGGGAACGAGAACAAGCTAACCGGCTCGACCACGACGGCGACGATCGCGGGGCCGCCGCGGGAGCCGGCACCCTTCAGTGACGGGCTAAGGTTACATCAAACGTATAACGCGGCGACGAAGCAAGTCACGCTTTCGTGGAATCTACCGCCGACGTGACCGGCTCATGCAGAACGCACCCGAAATCTTCTCTCGTCATCAGCGCCGTAACCGAGGCCATTTCACCTTGCAGGACGGCACGATGGGACGCCTTGAATGCGTCTCGCTCTGCGATGTCTTCGGCGTCCCCGGGATCGGCGGGGTCTAGTTCATCCATAAACGAATACTTAATGAGATGCCGACTGTCGAAGACGAGGGCCTTGCAAGAGTGAAACGCTTCGCCTTGTTCGCCCGGTCCGCCCCAGTGCTTACACGTCCCGCACGTCATCGCCGCATCTCCCTTAGAGGACCGCGCCCGTGGCAACCACCTTCACCCCCAATTGTAACCTATCCAAGCCCGCGGCAGCCGACCGCACGTGGGACGTTCCGCTTAACGCCAACACCACCCTTCTCGACCAGATGACCGCCCTCGGCTCGCTCTGTACCACGACAGCCGAGACGCCCTCTGCATCGCTCAACGTGGCCGTTTCCGCCGGGACGTTCATCAACCAATCGAATGCCTACGTCCTATTCGCGGGCGGCACGATCGGCGTTACGGCATCGATCACGAACTATCTGTGGCTGACAAACACAGGAACGCTAACGACCGGAACGGCGTGGCCGAGCGGCGGGACGAAGGTCGTCAGGCTGGCGGTCGTGGTGGCGGGGGTGGGGACGATCGCGAGCATTGCGGACGGCCGCGTGTTCCTAGCCTCGGCGGGCTGATCTATGGCCTCCGCTACCTTCGACCCCAATGCCGGTATCCCACTCGGCCGCCCCGGCGCGACCATACTTGCGGTGCGCTTTAACCCCAAGAACGCCCAAGGGGTATTTCAGCCGCTCGTCAACATCGTGCCGATCTCAATCCAGCAATCCGAAGGCGCCGACCCCGGCCACGCCAGATTCCGCTATCAGTTCTCCGAACTGAATGACCCGAGTCTCCCCGCCCATGTCGAAGACGTGCTAGGTCTGGACAAGTCCGGCCCATTCGTAGTCTCACAAGACGATCGCCTGTGCGTCCTCCGAGTCCAGCCCGACGGCCAGACGTTCACCGTCCTGTTCGACGGCTTCGCGCAGGTGCCGCAAGGCGACCTGTCGCACAACCACGAGTCCGCGACGTTTACGGCCCTCGGCGCCGCGATCCGATGCTGGGACACGCCGATGGGCGGTGCGGTCATGCGGGATTGCCTCGATCCGACACAGGTCAATGACGTATCCACGGATCAGCCGGCCCGGTTCAATCCCGACGGCAAGCCGAATCGGGTGCCCGATGGGGCCTTTGCGGGTGGCGGAACGCCGGGCGTCCAGTACCCCACGTTTCTAGACGTGAATCTTCGCCGCACCCCCGACCTTCGCACACTCTGGGGGATCGACGATGCGGCAGCGTACATTCTGTCGGTGGGTAATGACCAAAAGTATGTCAACAACCCGTCGATGACGCTCCTGAAGACATGGCTCAGAAGCTACGTCACACCCGACGAGAATCAGGGGATCGACGACAAGAATCCGCCTCCTGAACCACCCGATACCCCCGAAGGTGATGAGGGCGATGAAGAGGAGTTGGACGACCCTGATAATCCTGCGGACGTCGATGAAGAGGACGACGACCCCGCGCAGGAGACGCCCGACGCGATCACCTGTCAGGACTTGGACATCACGGGCGATCCGTGGCCCGTCGCCCTCGCCAAGCTATTGAGTCCCCACAACATCGGCTTTAGCTTCCGACTGGGCCAGCAGTCCGGCGGCACGCCGTTTACATATCTTGACTTCTACCGGATGGATGATGCCGGTAGCTCCATGATGGCGACGGCGCGGCTTCAGGCGGTCGGGAGCGATATCAATCCACTGTTCTCGAATACCCAGGGGATGTCGGTCGAGCGGGACGGGGCCGGGGTGGCGAATCAGATCGTCGTGGATACCCAGTGTCAGCGCCGGGAGTGTGCGGTGATTCTCGCGCCGGGGTTCCCGGTTGCTGCGGCCGATGCCGCCGATGGGACTGACAAGACTTTCAACATGGGCGACCCGGGATGGAAGGAAGACAACCGGGACAAGTACCGGGTGTACGTCTTCGATGAGGCGGGGGATGGCCACTGGGATTTCCCTTCATCCTCCATGAAGACGGACATTTCGAGCCTTGACGCGATCTTCGGCGCACCCGTCAATGACCCGGTATCGAACAAGCAAGTCCGTCAGTACGTGAAGCGACGCCGTCCGGCCCTAGACCATATCTATACAACGCGGAACGGCAAGCGACTGACGGCGCAGCTTCACATTTCGCTCAAGTACAACCAGCCGATCCCGGGCGTATGGGACGGCTCGGCGACCGACTGGCAGCCTGTCATCGGTGGGTGGGAACTGCTCAAGGACCGGCTCGGGATCAGGATCACAGAAGCGACAATCACGAGCTTCACCGTGGGCAGCAAGGACGACAAGAACCCCAAGCAGGGCTTCCCAATCCCCGGCGGCGCGTTCAATCTCGTGAAGAGTCAGAACAATCCCACAACGGACGTCAACAATCCCCGCGTCTACTTCCGGCTGACGTGCGTCCTCGAAGGCGACAAGGGCTCAGGGACGGTGGCGGAACGGCGGACCGGCAGCACCACCAACTTCACGATCACCCGCCGCGTCGATGCCCGAGACCGCTTCGTCTGGCACGCGATCGATAAGTCCTCGCCGTTCTTCGTCGCGGGCGATTACGACGATTTCCGCGTGGACTACTTCGAGGCCCAAGCCTACGCCGAAGCGCTGAGGGCGGCACGAGAGAACACGAGCTTTAGCGGACATATTCAGATACCACGCATCTCTGTTGCGTACCCGATTGGCACGCAGATTACTGGCATCGCGGGCCGCAACATCAGCTTCCGTACCAACGGCGGGGCCGCACAAGGGGTAGCACCGCAGTATCCGGTTGTGGTGGGCGTCGCGTATGACTTTGAGGACCGCCAGTCGACCACCCTCACCCTGAGTGCCCGCCGCGCCGACCCACCCGACGACCGAACCCGCGGCTACGCCCGGAGGCGACATTGAACGGCGCGGGCTCAGGCGACCTCACGGCCTCGTACGAAACGGCCACGCTCCGCCGCCGCATGGACGACCAGTTGGAGGCGATGGACCGCCCCCCAAGTTCGGCCGCCGAGTGCTCGGATTCGTGGGTAGGGAAGACCACGACGGTTACGACCTACCCCACAACAGCCCTCGCGTATTACGCCGTGGTGCCGTGCTATCTCGGGGGGAGTGAGACCGAGGGGACAGCCGTTGCCGTGAATGCCGGGACGGCTGCCGTCATGGTCGCGAATCTGGGGTCGGCGATTCCACCAGTGGGAACGGCCGTGATCGTGACGCGGACGGGCAACAGGGCCGTTTTCCGCTGGGATGGCTGACCCTTGGATAACTCCGCCGAACTGACCATCCTTCGCCGTCGCCAGGCCGACATCGCGGCCCGCGCGAACTCGATCCCGGACAGCCAAGGTGGCACGCTCTCTGGGCTGTTCCAGGTGTTCAACGCCGGGGCCATGCCGTCAGGGGGGCTCAAGTATTACGCGGCGCACCCAACCTATATCGGCGGAAGCGAGACCGAAGGGGCCGCGCCGGTAATCAATGCCGGAAGTGCTCAAGTCAACATCGCGGTACTGGGTAGTACGCCGTCGGTGGGGGACGTGCTGGTTGCGAGGAGGACGGGGGGAAGGTGGGTAGCGGAAAGGGGTAGCGGGACGAGTCCTCCGCCGCCCCCTCCATTCTGCCCTTGCAGCCGATGGGGGGCGGGAACCGCGCCGGGCCTCCTGTTCCTGTCCGGCGAAGTGTCCAGCGACGGCTTCACATATTGCCCCTATTCCTTAACCCTCTCTTGCGGCGGAAACTGCGAATGGGTCGGAGGCAATGCCGCCCCGGCCCCCTGTTTTGCGGGCGTTAGTTTTATCTGGACGATCACCTATATCGGCAGCAGTCAATGGACTGTCGGCGAATCGCGAGGGTTCGCCATGACCATAGCCGGGCCGGGCACGGCCCCCGTCAATCTCTCGTTCCCCGGCCCGTTCTTTAACGGCCTGTCGTACTTCTATCGTAACATTCTGGTGACTTCGTGAGCCCCTGTTCGCTCTGCCCGGTCGGTCCAGGATGCCCGGCGATCACGCGGCCTTATCCACGGTATTGCGAAGTCATCAAGCCAGGACATCCTGACTATCACCCGGACTGGCCGGCGATCCTTCGGGGCGAACCGCACCCGGCCTACGCCCGACTCGCTGCCACGCAGCCCAATGACGCGGCAGTTGTCCCCGTGGACAACAGGGCCATCGCCCGCATCGAAACCTGTCGCTACCGGGCGTCAACCTGTGGCTGCTTGAGCAAGCCAGCGACCTGTCTTGCGATGGGCTATCCGGCGACGGTGACGCTCGACTGGTGCCGAACATGCGAAGTCGCGACAAAAGGATAAAATGATGTTGGTTTTGAAGCGGAAAGAGGGCCAGTGGACCGAGATCAAGCACGTCGAATCGGGCGACGTGATCCGCATCCGCGTCTACCGAATCCGCGAAGGCTTCCCGAGCCAATGCGATCTAGCCTTCGACGATAACGCCCACAACTTCGACGTGGAGCGTCCCGAGCGAAAGAGCGGTCCACGCATCACTGAGATCGACCCCCGCGGCGACGGGCCGAGGGCAGCATGAGGAATACGACGGAACATGGGGTGCGGCTATATGAGACTAGCGCTTATCGGACCGGGCCGCTCAGGGAAGGGCGAGGCAGCCCTTTGGCTCCAGCGAAACACACGCCTCCGCTACTGGGGGCCGACGTCCAAGGTGATTGCTCCCCACGCTGCGGCGCGACTGGGGGTCTCTGAGGCGGAAGCCTTCCGCCGTCGCCATGAAGACCGGGCACTCTGGCGGGCGATAGGTGATGAGTTGCGGGCAAACGATCCAGCCGCCCTTGCTCGGGTGACGCTGACCGAGGGCGACATCTGCGAGGGCGTCCGCTCGCGGGTCGAGATCGAGGCCGTCGTTCGCGAGAAACTAGTCGACACCATCTGGTGGATCGACCGGAGCGTTGCCCCCGATGAGACACTAGAATTTGGAATCGAGTATGCTGACGCGATAATTCCTAATCGCGGTCGGATCGAGGATCTATACACCCGCCTTCGTCGCCTCTCTGCCGCACTCGGTATTCTCCGCGCCTCTTAATCACATTCTCGCACCTACCCCGAGGACGCCCCATGAGCGACGCCCCCGAAGAGAGTGCGCCCCTGCTTGACGAACTGCCCGGAGGCCCAGAGCCGGAAGACCTGTCCATCTACCGAAGCGTCGTCACGTTCGCCAATCACTTTTGCCCCGTCTATCTGCCCATGACGCGGGCTGGGGACGAACAGTCGCCGATCGAACTTGAGGATACGTTCAAGAACGCCCAGGAGAACGCCTGCGTGACGGCGTTCCAACTGATCGCGGCGTTCCACCGGGCAGCGGTGCTCGGGTGGCAGAGGCGGCAATTGCTTGACGGCCCACGGGCGGCGGAAGCCCACACCTCTGATGGAGCTATCGACTAATGGCCGCACTCGCCCTCACGCCAGAGCAGCAAACGGCAATCGACGAGAAGGCGGCCGCCCAGGTCACACTATGCGGCCGGGTCGTCTCCATGAAGGCGATCAGCGACGCGATCCCCGGCGTGTCCCGCCAGCAGGTTTGGCGCCACCTGTCCAGGACGATCGGCAAGGGCTCTAGCGGGTCCGTGGTGGCATCGGCGGAGCCGGAGAGGGTGATTGCCCCTCCGTTGGCTCCTGTGCCCGAGCCGGACCCCGTGGAGCTTGCCAGGGAGCGGATGGAGCGTCAGCGGCGGATCAAGCAGGAGCGGGAAGACCTGCACGCCGTGGCGGGCGAGCGGTCGATTCGGGCTGAGCTACAGCGGTTGGCCCGCGAGACAGCCGAGCATCTTGCCGCGCCGCCGCCGTGGCAGCCGACGCCGGCCCCGAAGGGAGCATCCCACGAAACCATGCTGCTGATGCTGTCCGACTGGCACGCCTACGAGATCGTCAGTCGCGAGCGGACTCAGGGATTCAATGAATACAACGCGGAGATTTTCGCGAGGCGGTCGAAACGGATCATTGACCGGGCCATCTCGATCAAGCAGCGAATGGAGGCAGGCGGCGGATGGGTCATAGACGACTGCGTCATCTCGGCCAACGGCGACTTCACAAGCGGATCGATCCATGAGCTTGAGCGGCACACGGACGCGCCGAATATCGTCATGGCAGTTTACGGCTGTGCCCGAACCCTCGCGTTGGGCCTGCGCGACCTTGCGGCCGTCCATCGCAAGGTGAGCGTGATTTGCACGAGTGGCAATCACGGTCGGCTGCCCGACGCGAGGAAGATGCAGAAGAAAGACCCGACCCGCAACTGGGACACGATGATCTACCTGTTGGCCGAGTCCATGCTGGAGTCGGTTCCTAACGTCGAGTTCTTCATACCCGATTCCTACGTTGCCACGTTCGACATTGGCGAGCACACGTTCATCCAGTACCACGGGCAGGGGATTCGCTCATGGATGGGGATTCCGCATTACGGCATCAGTCGATGGACGCGGAACAACAAGGCCCTGAACAACGAACGCGACCGGAAAATCTCGTACTACCTCCTGAGCCACTTCCACCAGGAGTCGAGCATCGATTCGGGCAAGACGAAGGTCAACGGCAGCCTGATCGGTGGCAACGAGTACACGGTTGAAGACCTGAACGCCGCCGACGCACCGAGCCAGAAGATGATGCTTGTCCACCCCGAACACGGCATCCGCTCAGACTGGTCGCTAGAGGGCGACCCGCCCCGGGGCGAACCGCTCGGCGCGACTTACCCGGTCTATCCGTGGGAGCGGCGGAACGCCTCTTAACCCTCGCCCGCCCGCACCGCCCGGCCATCGCGGTATAATTGGGACAGGAGGGCACCGCCCATGACCCGACGTGACTTCATCAAGACGACTGACGCCGCATCTGCCCCGGCGCCGTGGACGATTGTCTCGGTCGACCACGAGACGATCAGTATCAACGGGACGCTATTGCGCTGCCCGGCCGGGGTTCCTGCTAGGATCTCCGGGAGTGGGGGACGCTGGAAGATCGCCCGGGGCTCATTTAAGGAATGAAGCGAACGTCCGTCCCGCGGCCAGAGCGGCATAATTGGGGCAGGAGGACAATGGCCATGAGGAGAGGTGTCATGAGCAAATACGCCCTGATAGTTTCCGGCGACCCCCTGACTGGCGAGCATACGAACATTGGCGTTATTGTGTTCGATTCCGACGGGAAATACTTCTCGCATCGCCGGCCATCGCTGGCTCGCGCTATTGCTCGCGGCGACTGGCAAGCAGACGATCCTGGCGACTGGCTAGACAACTGGATTCGCAATATCGAGAGCGAAGCGAAGCTTTCCCTGGTCCACGAGAGCAACGGCCACGCAATGAGTCGCACTCGGATCGGCTCGCTCTGCGGATCGACATTGAGCCCCGCCAACCTGCTTGACCAGTTATTCGCACGGTTCTTCCCGGCGCCCGAGGGCAAGATCGTCAACTCAATCCCCGGCCTGACCGACATCCGCTCCTAACGTCCGTCCCGCGCGGCCATTGCGGGATAGAATGAGCACAGGAAGACACCAACCATGACGACGGCAGCAAAAATTCAGCGGATCGCCATCTGCGGCGGCGGCGACAAAATCGACGTCTACGTTGACGGAGTGAAGAAGGCCGTTTCGTACCGCGACGCATCACCGGGCATTTGCCGGATTGGGCCGTGGTCAATTGCCCTCAAGGATGGCCAGTTCCAGCTTGAGTTCCAGATGCAATCCGATCGCGTCGGGGAAAGCGTGTTTTGATGGACTGCCCCTGGTGCCTCATCTCCAAGGTCTGCCCGATCCACGGTGCAGGCCATGATATATTGGGACAGGAGGGCACCGCCTATGACGAGCGACCTACAGCAATTGGTCGGGATCATCCAAGAGAATGACGGTATACTTGTCGATGTCGAGGCCGCTGGGCGCAGGCTAAGTGATGCCCGCAGCCGAGACGACGCAGATGCGGAATCTTCCGTCCGCAAAGACTTCCGCGGCCTACTCGCCCGGCTTCGCGAGAATCGAGCCGTCGCCCTATCGCTCCTAACGTCCGTCCCGCGGCCAGAGACGCCGCACGAGCCCGAGCCTGGAAAGCTCACTCGTTAAATCCACTCCGTCAAACGACCCCGTAAAGTCCTCGTTGGGGGTCGGCCCGCAAGGGTGCGGAAACAGGCTGGCCGGAGCGATCCGGTACGGACGTTATCGCAGAGGACCATGTAAACTGATCCAACTCTATCGCCCCGCCCGGCTCGTCCGTCGCGGGGTTTTTTGTTGGGTGGTTGACACAAACCATTCGTTCAGTATACTTGCGTTCACCATGAGGATCAGCAGTTGTGAGTACCAGGAATTTTCGCGATACCATAGACACGGGATTGACACACCCTAGTCAATAAGGGGGACATAACAACACGCATGCAACAAGGGTATTGCAAATGCGTCTCGAACGGCCTAAGATCGCCAACTGCCCTTTGGAACAGGGCAACGCAACCCCGCCGCCCATCCCTGCTTGACCCCACTGTCGAAGGATGAATCGTGCCGGGCGATGACGCCCGTGGAGGACGCATGAATCTGCCGAGTGCGCAGGACCACGCCCGGTCAGTCCTGCCCCTTCAGCCTTCCCCCTTGACAACCCAAGTGCTCCACCTGCCGCCGGGACGTCCCACGTCCACGGCGATCATGCGGACATGGCAGCCCGGCGACGTCGAGCGATGCCGCCTGTGCGACGGCCGGTGTGCGGCGACGAACAACGCCTGTCTCGTGGCCGTCAGTGGCATCGTGGCGACGTCGGACGCCCGCATGCTGTCTGACCGCGATTACAACCGCCAGCCTGAGCCCGAGACACGGAGGATGGCAGCCGTCACGCTCCAGTAGTGCTCACTGATCCAGGCGGTTCCCCGGCGTTGGGTGCGGGAGCCGCCTGGAAGTAATTCGCGGCCGAATCGGAGTCGATCGACCTCAGATCGACAAAGCGCAGGAACCGTCCCGCCTCCGGCTCAATCAGGCATACGACGGCGGCATGCCGGCTGTAGACCTGGACGGTCTGCTGCTCCGGGTCTTCGCACCACGCGAAAACCTCATGCATATCGATGCCGGCGCGGCCAAAGCGGACATAGGGTCGCAAACGCCACCTCGCGTTATGCGTGCCGGGACTTCCGCGGCCGGGCCTGCGTGGGCACGGGATCGGGCTGCGCGTGGTAGCCGTTGTTGGCCGGCTCGCCCTTTGGCGCGGATCGGTCGATGCCCTCGCCGCGCAGGGCGGCCTCGAACCGGGGCAGGAACTCATCGACGATCGCATCTCGCTCATCTTCGCTCAGGCTGGCGAAATGCAGAATGATGACGTTCGTCAACGCCTCGTCCGAAATCTTGTCGGGGCCGCCGCGAAATAGAACGCCACGGTCAAGCCGCTGGCGTGTCGCCATGTTCTCAAAGATGGACTTCATCTTTGAGATCGTGCGGGCCGGAAACCGCGTATCGTAGGGCTGCGCGCCTGGATCGCTCATGTTGAGCATTTTGCCAAATCTCTTTCCGAAAACAAGATACGTCATTCCACTTGGTCAATTGGCCAAATCTCCAATTTCCCTCTTGACCAATTGGCCAGCCGTCGTCTATAGTCCGCGTGTATCAAGTCGATCGCGTCCTACGGATGAGCCCGATGCCCTCCACGAAGATTAACCCCTACCGCTCGAAGGTGGATCGCAAGCCGGTCCATCTTTCCCCTGAGACGCACGCCTTGCTCGTCAAGGCCACGCCACGGTACGGGTACATCGGTCGATTCGCTGACCAGCTCATTCGCGAAGGACTGCAGAAACGCAGGGCCTCCTAGTTATCTAGATGGCCACCTATCGTCCGTGACAGGACATTCGACCTAGAAGCCGCAATCTTCGACGGTGATCTAAAGCAACATTCGCAAGCCGGCGGCACCGTGTACGCCGAGCGTTCGTTCCACGCCAAGAGGAGCACACGCCATGACCAAAGACCCCGACATCATCCCGCCCACGCACCACGTCTCACTCGGTGGCCTCGCCAAAATGGTTGACACGATGGCCGCTGATATCCTCGCCCTCAAGGTGTGGATCGGCCTGGGCGACGATGCCCCTTCCGGCCCGCTCACGCCAGAAGCGGGGTTTCCGGCGGTGGGGAGGGAGGCGGAAGAGTCGATTGAGGTGGTGAAGGAGAGGCTGGGCACCCGTGGCGACCGAGTGGGCGCCCCCACCTCTGCGGACTGGTGGAGCAATATTCACCGAAGCGGACTATGGACGGCGTTCACTTGGAGCTTGGGCAAGTACGACAGGTTTATCGGGACTGACGGACTGCCCACCGAAGACGCCGCCATCCGCGCCCTCGACACCGCCGTTGCCGCCGCTGGCCTCTACCCGCCCGCGCCCTCGCCCCCCTCCAACCTCGGCCCCCCACCCACCATCACCCACGCCGCCTGTTGCAATCGCGTCCGCGCCCTTCTGGAGCGGTGGAAGTGGGGCGAGGCCCACATCGATGACGTGACCTATGGGCTCACGTTCGGGCATGCGTTTCTGTGCTCGCGGCCGCAGATGGCGGAGATCGACGCCGCATGGAAGGGGGTGGCCGCATGATCAACGACATCCTTTGGGCCGCCTCGATCGCCCTACTCGTGTCCGGCACTGTCGGGGTGCTCCTGTCGAGCCGCCACATCAAGCCCTGCCACGTTGACCGGCGGTGGTTTGAGAGGGAGCGGGCGGGAAGGGGATTGTCGTGAGCGATCAACCGATCAAGCCCGGCGACGTCGTGACGCTCAAGCATGAGCCTTACCTACACATGGTCGTCAGCGACATTTCCGGATGGGGGGCCATGTGCCTCTACTTTGACGGCGAATCCCTTCTCCACAGGGAAGAGATTGCGATCGTCTGCCTCTGCCACGCCAAAGCGGATAGCGGCCCAAGGGCGATCGACCCCCGCGACGCCGCCCTCCAAGAGCTATCGAATCTCACGCAGGAACTCGGCGACGACTAGCCGCTATTGAACCAACCACCCCACCAGCGGCCAGCCGCAGGAGTCGCCGGGGTGTCGGTCGTCATCCCTTGAGGAGCACGGCCAGTATCGGCGGCAGCGATAGACGGAAACGTTACTCGCCGGGCTATCGCCCACCGCCCATTGCCATCGTCGGTAGTTACAGCTGCCGGCGGTGGTGGGCGGCGGAGTTCACCCCTTACACGAGAGGCCATCTCCCCATGCTCTCTGACCTCGACTACCGCGCCGCCCTCGTCGCCTTCGCCCGCGAGCACGCCACCGATACGCGCCTGGCCCGCGAGGCAAACCACACCCGAATCGACGCTATCAGGGTCGATTGGCACGACGGTATCAGCGTGCTCATGAATCCCACTTCGCAACGGGCGGTATTTATGAGCCGAGCGATGAAGACTGATGATCTTGAACGTGCGGCCTCGGCGAAGGCTGCTGAGGCGGCCGCGGTGGAGTTTGCGCGGGAGTGGCGGGAATACGCGAGGGAGCAGGATTGGGAATACAGCGTGCCCGAAGTGGAGTTCGGGCCACACGCATCGCGGACCGCCAAAACAAGGTGATTTGATGCGATCAACCGTCAGGCATATCAACGAGGGTACGGACGACGGGAAGGCAGCGGCCCAAGTGACTTGGATCGCCGAAGACGCCAGGGAAACGGAACTACTTGCCTGCTTCATCCGCACGTTCCGTCAGGGCGGGAAAGTCACGATCGAGCCCAACGGAGAAGCCGGCATGTGGTGGACGTGCACCGGATCGGTCACCAAGCACATACATTGAGCCTTCCGCCGCGCCGTCACTGCCCACGCACGTTCATGAAAGAGATAGCGTGCGTGGGGATCGACCTTGGCGGCGCGGCGGATTTTACACAGGAGGACAACATGGACGCCTATCACCAGACCACCACCGGCACCATCACGTTCGTCATGGAAGCCATCGCGGGGTGGAACGTGCTTATCGATGGTGCCCAGCCCTTGCCGATCCTCCGTGAGCAGTGGGGCGGCGAGGCACCACGGGTCGGGGATCAGGTGAGGTATCTGCGGCCGTTGCCGGAGTTCGTTGAAGTGGTGAAACGAGGAGATTAACCCCAACGCAGGAGCCCCCTTCCATGCCCCTTCTCCCCCTCGCCGATTCCGACCAGCCACCGACCCCCGCGGGAGCCGGAATCCTCGAATGTCGAAGTCCTCGATATTCCATATCGTCAGACACGATCGCAGCAACCGTGGAAGGCTGTCCGGTTCTCGCCACGGAGTTCACCTTCACCTACCTCGACAACCCGGCCGACTACATCGCGCCGCCGCCCGATCTGGGCGAGGACGTTCGGTGGGCGGCTGACGAGTCCGAGGAGGCACGCCGCCACGACGCGCGGCGGCTCAGGGCGTGGCATGTGGCCTTGCTAGTGAAGGCCGGGCGGCAGTTCTCGGAGGCTCGCCAGATGGTGAGGCGGGCGATTGGGGCGGGAGTGATTCAGTTGCCGGCACCGCTGGGCAAGCCGGCGAAGCTCGGGAGGGCGTCGTGAGCCCTTCCCTCCTGCCGATCGGCCGTCCGCCGAAGGGCGTCGTTCGTCCCGTCCAGCCGTGCATCGAGTGCGGCACGCTGGGCGGCTACGCGCGATCCTCTGGCCGCCCGGCCCGATTCTCAGGGGCACCCTTCGGCATCGAAGGGACGCTCTGCAACCGTTGCCGCTGCCGCATCACGTTCCACGAAGGGGCGGCGGAGCCGGAGCCGTCCGAGGCCGAGATTTCCAGGCTGTTCGTACGCAAGCATGTCCTGATGAGGACGTGGTTGGCAACCGAGGGGGAGCGACTGAATGAACGGGCCGGGCGACAAGGAAATCCGCCGCAAACAACTATGCGTCGATGGGCCGAGGCACTTCGAGACTCGACTTCTGCGCAAACAGCGCCTGGAAATCGACTTCGATGGGACCAAAGTTCTTATCACCGTGATCGCGACAAGTCCGGGTTCGACCATGCTTCGTGTTATCGCCCCGCCCGAGGTGCGTCTCACACCCGAGAAGATTCTTGCCTACGGGAGTCCGCGATGAGGAACAGCGACAAAGCCGCCCCGCCCAACCCCATGTCTACCGCTGCCCGCGCCGCCGAGTGCGAGGCCAAGCTGATCGCCGCGGCCGCGACGTTCGCCGGCCGGCGTGACGTGAACTACTCCGAGCTGGCCCGCGCCGCTGACGTCTCGCCTTATGCGGCCAAGACCGGGACTGGGCGGCTCCGCGCCCGAGGCGAGTGGCCCTACTCTTGGCCGGTGAAGGGAAGCAAAGGCGGCCGTTTCCCCGGCTCGCGATCCCCCGCGGCGTCCCACGGCAATTCCGCCTCGCACGGCTACGTCCCGTTCGTCACGGCCAGCCCCGGCGCCGTCCTGCTCCGCATCCACGGCCCCGATCGCCGCTCGGCCGTCGACCTGGACCTCGCCAAGCGGTTCTGCCGTGACATCCTGGACGCATGGCCCGATACGCGGGCCGCTTGGTCGGCCGTCCTGCACGGGGCCACGCTGCCGTCCCTGGCGGCGATGCACGATGACGAAGAGGCGGCGTGATGACTGCCCATCGCCGTGATCGCGGAGCAGGCCAGCCGTCAGGCGTTGATCGAGCCCAATGCAGCCGCCGCAGCGGCGTCGCTGGGCTCGTCGCCGTCGGCCTTCGTGGCCTTCATGGCGTCATCGATCGCCTCGCGGACCGACGGCCCGCGGAAATTGCGACCCCCAGCCGCTTCGAGCGTGTAGCCGTGGAGGCTGCACCGAAGCTGATTCATGTTCTTCTCCAACCAATCCAACCGCTCAGTGTCGCTCATTCTCTCTCCTCTATCGCCGTCGTCCGCCGCGGGGGGGATGGAGGGGGGACGTTACGAGAACTCGTAATTACAGAGGTCGTAAGTGTCGCCGCCGCGCCTCACGTCGAGGTGTCCGGCATAAGGCCCCATCGCGCCGGGGTCGGTGTGGGCAAGCAGCCCGCCATGCCACGACCGCTCTGTGATTGTGGCCAGCATGGCCGCGACCTCGATTCGCTCGCCGTATTCGTTGAAGATCGCCCCGCCGGCATCCCATCTCGCTTGCCAATCCGCAAGGCTGGCGATTCCGTCGTCGGGATGAATTCTCAGGCTGAAATTCCAGCCGGCCGACGACTTGCCGATGTGCAGGCCCGGGGTGTCTTGTTTGCAGTGCGGGCATTCCCGCTCGCTGCTCGGGTGGAAGTAGTAGTTGGTGCCCATCGTCTCTCGCTCCTCTTGTTATACTCGCGTTCGTCGCCGGCCCGTCCGGCGATCGGCGCGTCTGGCCGGGAGGTCGTAGCCCCGGCCAGCGCGTCGTCAATTCCCCTCTTCCGCATTCAGTTTAGCCAAAGCCTGCTTGTAAAGCCGCTCAAGCGGCCCGCGGACAAGATCCGTCAAAAGATCGGAGATGTCTCGGCCCTGGACGCCCGCCACGAGCTTCAGCCGGGCATGTTCGGGCCGGCCAATCTTAACCGTGACGAACGCGCCGTCGTCATCGATTTCCGTCCACGGGCGCCCCTCTGTCTCGATCAGCGCAAGAAGCTTATCGCATGGCGTAAACCATTCTGTGTCCCCCTCGCTGAAACTATCCTCGCATCGCCAGTAGCGGAACTTGCGGTGCAAAGCGGCCTCTTCGTCGTAGCCGCCATCCATGATGGCCAGGACTTCGACGGGACCGAAACGGCCGCGATTGAGAGCGGGAAGTCGATCCGCAAGACGGATTGTAGTCCCGATCTTGATCGGGCCACCGCGAGGCGATCGCACGAAGTAAATCATTCGGGCTCCCCCAGACGAGGCGGAAGGGACTCATACCCCTGCTCGTCGAAATACTTCTGTAACGCCAGGGCAATGAGGCCCGACGAGTCCCGGAATTCCTTCTTCGCGGCCTGCTCGACCCGCTTTCGATACGAAGCAGTGCAGCGGAGCGCGATGATTTTGTCCGGGGCTTCCGGGGCCGACTTCTCGGGCTTTCGTGGCATGGTAAGGGTGGAAATCTTGGTCGCCTCCCGTTTTACGGGCGGCATCTTGTGCCACCCATCCTATCAATCCGGTCCCTTTTCGTCGCCCTACACCAAGATTGTATCACGATGCCGTAAAATTTCAAGCGGCCTCTTGACGTTCTGTTTAAACAACGTTATAGTTCAGTCGTCGAGCCGAGAACGTCTCGGCCACAACCGCGAATCCTGCTACGACCAGGAGCATCGCAAGTCATGCCCGCCATCCTCGCCCACCCCGTCACGATCCAGCCATCCGCCGACAAGTCCTCCCGCATCCTCTTCGACTCCGCTCGCATCCCGTCCCGCCCGCTATTCGCCGTCCCGCTGCTGCCCGCTCTGGTCCACGAGGACGGGGCGGTCTGCCCGGTCTGCGATTCGGCCTGCTGCACGGACGAGCCGGTCATCGCGGAGTTCACCGGCTGGGATCAGGTCGATTACCGCACGCTCGGCCCAGTGGCCCGCAAGGAATGGGATGTCTGCTTCGGGGCAGGCGAGTACGTCGCGGCCCGGGGCAAGCATAGCCAGCCGCCGGCACATTTCGACAGTTTTCAGCGAGCGGCGTTCTTCCGCGGCTTCGCGGCCTACGAAGACATGCACGCGGACGACGAGTGCTACCTTGAGCCCAACGATTACATGGACGCGCGGATGGTGATGCCGGGCGGCGTGGCGAACGACTGAGACGCGCGGGGCATGGAGGCCCACATACACAGGAGACCGACCATGAAGCCCGGCGAAGACCACATTGGAGTCGAGCCTCTGACCTCGGGCGAGACTGAGGCTAACGCCGCCGGATGGGACGAACAAGCGGCGAGGTGCGTGGCCGAACAGGACTGGGAGGCTGCGAGTATCTGCAAGTCGAAAGCAGCGGAGTTGCGCCGCGGGGCGTGGGTTGCCGGCCAGCGTGCCTCGTTGG